TAATGCTAAGAAGAAGGTAGTAATGCTTTATTCTACTAAGTAGTACAATACAAAATTATAAGCTAGGAAGCGCATAAATTTACTGCAATGCAAAAGGTCCAAAAACTAGGCTCTACTTTAGCGATAATAGAAGGGTTTACGAGAACTGTGCCCCCGCCCGGACTCTTACGCTACTTGAAGGACATCGAAAATCCCAAATACGCTTACTTGATCGATCAAGGTAATGGTCTCATTGAGATAAAATTCACTGATCAAGAGTTGAACTACCCAAAACTTGGTTACCATTTGATGTATCGCAAAGACACGAAAAAGCAAACGTTAATAATACGCTTTCCGCGTGAATATGATGGTAGGTACTATAAGGCTTACACGCCTGATTCTATAATCCTATCGAAAAAGGTTGTGGTAAAGAAGCGGAAGTACATAAGAAAGTCGGCGCTAGTGATTGATCATTTTGTTGAAGAATTGAAACCACTCATTCCGGGGTATGATTTACTAATAATAGCAGATAAGAAAAAAAGCAAAGAGAAAAAGCGGTTTATCAACAAAACTATGGAAGTGTTAGAATATAACATGGGCGATAGGATATACTACTATATAAAGATACTTGATAAAAACAAGACTATACTAAAAAGAGTTGCGCATGAATTTTCACGAAATGGTGTACTCGAGTTAAACTTGAAAAAGCTTGAACGCTTCTATGGCGTAAAGCTAGGCAAAATCGTTTCTGTAGAAGATCACGGTGATGAAATAATTTTGCTTTATGATACTAGAGAGGAATGCAAAAAATATGAGCTTAAGGTTAAGTATGATGGTTATTGGATTGTGACTGTTGATGAGATGCTGAATCTGATAGTGCTTGTGTATTTTCCTGCTGTTGTTGGCAATTCATATGAACGGCATTAGTGAGCCTTGCTAAGTAGTTGAAAAATTCTTGGCTAGTTATAAGGCCATTGTCATGCATATGCGAAAGTAATATTACAATTGTTGGCCTTGAAATGCCGTATTTTTCGAAAAGTGCTTCTTGCTCAAGCATTTCTCTGTATTTTTTGTATTCTTGTGGGGTCATGTATATTGGATATTTTTCACCGCAATCAGTTGGTATTTTTTCTATGTTGAGTGAACTTAGTATGCTAATTACGTTTTGTTTAAATGAAGTGTCTGACATGAATCGGTAAATAGCATCTCTCGCGTACTCCGATGGCATATAGCCGTTTGCGCGAATTTTTGCGAATAGTTCTTTCCTAAAACCTTGCGGAACATAAAATGTGCGTCTCATAGAATAAATTACTGAATCTTGTGTGTATTGCTCAATTTCTGTATCAGATAAAAGACTTGCCTCTTTTGCGCCTAAAAGAAGCGCTGCGAGTAATAGCTTGCTTAGTGTTAACTTTTTTTCTGGTGGAACATTTTGCAGAGCGTGAATTACTTTTTCATAAAGCGGAAGTGGAAGTAAAACTTTGCATCTTGTAATTCCCTTTCTAAATGTGTGAATATTTAACGCAAAGTTGATTAAGTTTTGCATCGCATTAGGATCACGTACTGCCTTTTGAAGGTAGGAGACTGGAAGTTTTTCTAATGCATACTCATCCTTCTGAACGAGTAATTCTGCGATATCATCTGGTACAGTGTATTCTGTCTCTTTTATATGGACTCCGTAAATCACGGGGGACACAAAACTTCACCCCTTTACTAGCCTTTCAACTTCACATAACAATATCTTAATGCTATTAAAGTTGTCCTTTGCTAGTCCTCCTTTTCTCTTTCCTTTTATTAATTCATCTATTTTTGCCTTTTCTGAAACTGCCAATTTCCTGGCGAATTGAAGAAGAACGTATGCTTTTTCATCCTCTGTGGTTTCTCTTTTTTCTAGTAAAAGCATTACCCTCGATATGTTGTTTATAACATTACTAAGGTTTGCCCTTACTGTGCGCAATTTTTTGGTTTCTGCTGAAGCAGTAAGTAGTTGAATTGAGTTTTCTAGTAGGTTTGTAATCCTTTCATGAGAAATCTTATCTATTTGGGCTAACATTTCCCACCATGTTATATGTTGACTTTTTTCATATTTAAAGTTTTCTTCCATGAGTAACGTAAAAGACAATTGAAGAAAACGTGTATATAGTAATATTACCTCCCCTTAAGTAGTGAAGTTTTGTAGGCTTTTCTACCAATTGGTAGAATTGCAATGATAATTTGGTAAATTTGAAGAAGCTAAAAATTTATAAAATGACAAATAAAGAAATAGATTAATATGAAAGAAAAAGATCTTGAAGAAAATAAAGTATATGATGAAGAAGATAACACAAATTTCGCAAACTTAAAGGGTACTTTCAGTGATAGAGAACTTAAAGAGCTTAATAGGTTATCAAAAAAAGTCGATAGACTTAGCGCTGAAATAGATGACATAACCGTAAAAATTTTTGATAGTGTAACAGACCTCCATAAAAGATTGAATGAAGAAGAGGTACCAGAAGCTGAGATAACCAATAAAATAAATGGGATAATAGAAATGCTAAAACAAATGGATAAGATGGAACTGGAATTTATAGAAACATCAACAAAACTAGCAAAAGTAACTTTAGATGCGGAAATGAGAATAGTACAAAATGCCGCTAATTCTAAACGTATTAACAAAAATAAAATCAAAGAAGCAATGGATGATATAGAAGATCAAAAAAATGAAATGGAGAAGCTAAATGAACTGCTTATAAGGATTAATGATAATACAAAAGAATTAATTAATATAATGGAAGAAGCAAAACAGAATGCCTCACAAAGATTAGAATTGCTAGAACAGGCAATAGAAGTATTTCGTAAAAGAAGTGAGATGTCTGTTGAAATGGAAATACTTTCAGCAGAAATGTCAGGCTGAAGGGCGAGAAGATGATCAAAATAGGTAAATATTTGATAGAGAAGGAAGGTGATTACATAAAGATAACTAACTCAGAAAGTGAGGACGAACTTGATCTGAACACTATCAGGCTTTACAGTTTTGAGGTCAAGAGAATTGAGGAACTTGGCGATGATGGAATTATTTACTATTATGATGGTAGAAAACAGAGGATTTCTGAACTCTTCAAAACTTCATTTTAAATTCTTACACTCTTCTTTTATTCCCTTAACAATGTAACGGGTCAACACGGGGTTAATAGGGTAGAAATCGTAATCGAGGCATTTGAAGTTTGGCTTTGCTTTAAGAGAACGATCTGCTAAAAGGTTTAGAAGTTCTTGCATATCGCTTAATAAATTATTTAAAAGCGTAACATACTGTGCAACTACTTGTGTGCAATCTACCTTTTGCTCATCTTTTTTGTTTTCTGTAGTTTTTTGTTCATCTTTGTCTTCATTCTTAATTCTGTCTGTGACAATGCTTGCTTTAGGAATCCTTGGAAGAGACATATATTACTATTCGATATTACTTTTATAAATTCTGTAGCTAAAATAAAGAATAGCATGATAAAAAGAATTGGCGATTTTATTATTCAAAATGAGGATCCTAGTAAACCGTTATTAACAGTTGATTATGAAAATGCGTTTAGAAAACAATTCAAGGTAATATTAAAAGAAGTGATAGAGGAGAAGCTAAAAAGAGACAAAAACCCGTTCCTCGATATGCCGCTTTGGCTTAAAGACGAGAGTGGACAAGAAGTTTTGATTCCTACCATTAACCCCTTCATTATGAAAATAACGAGAGATTTTACAAAAGATTTGACAAGCTTTTCAATCTTCGTGATAGAAGGTGAGCAAGGCGCTGGAAAAAGCAGCATGGCATTACAAATCTTGGCAGGAATTTATGGATATTGGCCTGATGATCCTCTGCTTAATTTCCAATTTGCGCTCTATTTTAACATAATCGATCCATTACAATTACGTGATTTCGTTTTGTTTTTAGAAAGAAACGGACTGAGGGTTCCGGTCATTTTGTTAGATGATGCGCAAGTGTTCTTTGGCTCTCACACTTATTGGTCAAGGCGAAACAGATATCAGGTTGCGAATGATTTATTAACACTTCTAAGGCCTCGAGTGAGTAGTATAATAATAACGATGCCAACAACAGAACAAAACTTGCACAAAATGCTGAGGACAATTAAAGGGATCTATTATCTGTATTTAACGCGTGATAATAGAAGGAAGGATTATAATTTTGTGAAGCTTTTAGTTCAGAATAACCTAGATCCAGATAACTACGCGCAATGGAAACTATACACGAGAACTGCAATAAAGAACTGGCTTAAGAAAGACTACATAATTTATAATGAGATAAAGGTTGAGGGTGATAAAGTAGTAGATGCGGGGAGAGTGAGGGCCCACACAGGCCTAGTTAACGTAAAACTGCCTAAAGCAGCGTATGACCAATATACATTGGTAAGGAATAGTTACATTGAGTTATTGCTTGAAGAAGAGAAAAAGAAATATAAAGGAGAAGAAGACAATATATTAGAAGAAAATGATGATGCTGCAACAGAAGAAGTTAGCGAGACGTGAGGCAACAAAAAAGGTTAATGAAGTTACTATACGCTCTATTGTGGACTTTATGAAAATTTTTAAGGATGCTTTAGGTATTAAAGATGATTTTCTTCCTCTTACTGAAGATGAAAGGATTGTAGAATTTGACCAAAACGTAAAATTAGGAGTTGCTTACATTAAAATTAAACTCAGTAAGAGAGAAAATCACTTTGTGGTATTTATATATTCTGGGCAAACATCAAAACCTATAACGCCATCTGATGTGGAGAGAGAGATTAGAACTGCTTCTAAGTGGTTAAATAAAGTGATGAAAGTGCCCATTATGGAGAATACGAGTGTAACATATGTTTACTTTGGTGATAGGGTTACTTCAAACGCTGAAAAATTCTTAAAGAAATTGTTTAGGGACCAGATTATAGTATTAAGATTAAGAAGGAATGAGAATCCAATTCAGAATGTTGAGGAGTTAAAAGAAAGGTTAGAAAAGTTATTGGAAAGAGTTGCTAAAACAATCAATAACTTCATTAGGGAAAGAACTGAAAAACTAATATACAAACTAGAAGATGATAATGTGAAAACTTTTGCAAAAGTTGCACCAAGGACTCAAGTATTAATAGCTAGAATGTATTCTATTTATAAAACGCTTGCGGAAAAGTATGGACTAGAGAATGAACTAGAAACGCTAATTGAAGACTTTACTAATTTAGGCACTATAGAAGTAGATATGGGAGAAGTAGTTACATAATTAACGTGAAATAAAAAAACATTTAATTTTATCGATAATTTTTCTCATGACTGTAATAAATATTCTACCAACCTAAAAGCTTAAGGGAAAAATGTAAAAGGTAAGAGAAGTAAGAAAAATTTTTGTTAAGTAATAATATATTCATATCCCTTAAGTGACAGTAAAAAGAGAGTAGCTTATATTAATATTACAACTATACACAAAAGGGATATGAAATAAGTTAAGAAGGCGTAGGGGGGATATGAAATCGCAATTTTTCTCATGCTGAATGAGACTTCTTACCACCTCCTTTATATGCCATCTAAATATTGTGAAAGTGAAAGATACTGAATTAAGCAGAAGAAAAAAGGAGTACTCAATTGATAATTCTGTGGTGTATAAAAATGTGTAGTAAGAAGTATTGAATTAAGAGAGACAGAAAACGATCTTTGAAGTGTTAATACTAAGGAGATCAAAAATAGAAGGAGATATGAAATGATCAGACGTTTAATTAAATGCGCTAAATAGGCATATGAAATAATCTGAGGGAGTTAAGGGCGTTCTTAGCTAATTATAATAAGTGTATTATATAAAAGCTAATTATTATATATATAATATAGGCTGTAGGCTGTAAGCCTACAAAAAAAAAAAAACACTTATTGTTGCTGCTAATGAACCTCCCCTCTTACACCACCCTCCCTCTTTTTGGGGGTGCGGGCGAAAGTTAAACAGCTTACTTTCAGACAGTAAACCGTCATACCTCTTACAGTAAGCTACCTAACTAACAAGCTTTTCTACAAATTTACCAAACGCAGTTTACTTTTATTATCTCAACACAAATATAAACAAAAACCAGACTTCTACAAATTTACAGAAGTCAAGATAAGTTAACAACTGCTACTGCTGCCTTTGGGCGTGTTTCATAGTTAGCCATTTTCTCATCTTCTTCACTTTCATCCTCAGCTGGCAATGCTCTGATCAACTCCTCAATAAACGCTCTCAAGCCATCTAGGCTCTTCAACACGAGTGGTGCGTTAGTTATCTTCTTAAGTAGAAAGCTTAGAATTACCGAGTGTCTCTTCACTGTTCTCTCTTCCGTATCAATGTACAACATTACATCAGTTCCTATATCATTAGAATTAAAGTTTAGGAAAACAACATACTCATCTTTTCCAAACTTTTTTGCAAGGCCTACGCATATTCTTGCAGTTTCCCACATATAACAAACGTAGTTTTTGCCTACATCTCTGGCCTTGTAGTACTCCCCATTCTCCTTGATAGTTTTGAGTATTTTATTTAACATGATAAGTAGGAATTTGTTACCTTGCTTAGTTTTTATTATTCTATCGTTACTATTCATTTCTAATGATGATTTGTTATAAACATAGTTTAAAAACTTTTTTGTTTTACCGCATAATTTCTAGCTTCTATAAATTGGTAGAACAACTTAGCCTTGTGAGGTAAAAAAGTAAAGTTTATTAATTTTCACATCGTTACTTATGATAGCCCCAAATGACTGGCGCTGCTGAGAGGGGCTGGTGATGCATAATGGGTGAAGAGGTCATAAAAACGGTTGAACTGGTCTCACTAAGACTTACTGCAAAGAAGGCTGAAGCTCTTTCCTATGTCTATAAGACATACGGAGAGATATTGAAAGAAGCAGTAAACATATTGCATCAAAAAGGTATAACATCCTGGGTAAAAGGAATTAAAGAATTATACAAGTACTTTAGAGAGAAGTATCCAGATTTACCAGCAAAGTATGTTGATGAAGCAATACGTGACGCGGCAACTAGACTGAAGTCTTTTCAAAAGCTGAAGGAGAAAGGCCTTGCTTATACTGAAAAACCAGAAGTTAAGCAATGGACTGTCAGTTGTCATCAGAAGTTATGGAAACTATCTTTTCTAGGTATTGAGATCTCTACCCACAAGGGATGGATAAGAATACCATTACTTTTCCATAAACAGTTTTACATACACTATAATGGCGGCTGGACTCTCAGAAGTACTGCTAGATGGAAAATCGAAGACAGAAAGCTGACGTTATACGTGTTTTTTCGTAAAATCGTCGAACCAAACACAAACTACAGCAGAGTAATTGGCGTTGATGTAAATGAGAATAACGTAACACTTTTCACATTACCAGATCACAAGGCCATAACGATAGTAACTAATCACAGTAAGGTAGTGTTAGGTTATGCGTATAGAAGGAAAGCTATTCAAGAAAGACATGCGCATGATAAGAGGTCTCTCAGAGTTGCTTTGAGAAAGTTAAGAGAGAAGAATGTCAAAAAAGCATTGAGAGATAAGGTTGCATCTATTATAGCAAAGATTGTAAAGAAAGAGAATGCTGCTCTTGTATTGGAAAACCTACCTAAGAGGTTCCAGGATAAGGCGCTTAAGAAAAACGGCCTTAAATCGTTTGATTCACATAGGCTTATGCAGTCAGCAATAAGAGGAATACAGAAACGAATTGTGGAGAAAGCATTAGAACATGGTGTAAAAGTAGAGTTTGTAAATCCAAAGAATACATCGAGGACTTGTCCTAAATGTGGAGCTAGTCTAACTCTTATGACTGGCAAGGCCCAGAGGAAAGGCTGGCAACCTAGAATTCTAAAATGTAAGAAATGTGGATTCTCACACGATAGGGACGTTATAGCAGCGTGGAATATAGCTAAAAAATTAGATGTGAGCCTCGTGCCTTGGGGCTCGAAGGGGGCCCATGACCCTCACGTGGAGTGGCAAGTTGCTACAATGAACCGTAAGGTTGAGGCCCAACACCCTAGCCTAGGCGGGTGACAAGGTCATTCTGCATTTGCTTCAATCTAGCAGATATTTCCATAATGTCATCCTTAAGCTTTTCTATTTCATACATGGCATCATATAGACCTACTAGATCGCTGGCATTTATATTAATCATTGAATAATGGTTATAATTATAACTTAAAAATTTTTTGGTCTTAACTTGCTTATTTCTAGCTTCTGTAAATTTACAGAACGGATGTGACCTTCTACTGTATACGAAAAATAAATATAAAGCACAAGATTAACAATAGTTACAAAATGCCTCAAGGAAATCTGATAGTTTTCGGCGATAGCAGGAACATGAAAGAACTTCCAGATGGTTCAATTCATCTAGTGGTTACTTCACCTCCTTATTTTAATGCTCCCTTTGATTATCCAGGTTTATTTAGGGATTATGATGAATTTCTTGGGTTGATAAGGGATGTGGCTAGGGAACTATATAGGGTTTTGGCCCCGGGCAGGATAGCTTGTTTTATTACTCAAGATGTTAGAATTAATGGGAAATTATATCCTGTGTCTGCGGACATTCTTAGAATAATGATGGAGGAAGGTTTCAATTATCGGGATAGAATTATTTGGAAAAAGCCAGAGGGTTACATTAGGATAAGTAGACGAAGTGGAGTACAGATACAGCATCCATATCCGATGTATTTCTATCCAGACAACATCTACGAGGAGATTTTGATTATGCAAAAAGGTGAATACAGATACCCAAAAAACAAACTTGAGTTAGAATTATCAAAAATTGATATACAAGAGTTTAACCGAGAAAAGTGGTATCTTTCTGTATGGGAGATTACAAACGTTTTACCAGCGAAAGGTAGAATTGAAGAAGGAATAGCTGCATTTCCAGAAGAGATTCCCTATAGGCTGATAAAGTTATTTTCTTATGTTGGCGAAACTGTTTTGGACCCATTTATGGGTTCTGCTACAACATTAAAGGTAGCTATTGAATTACAAAGAAAAGCAGTTGGTTATGAAATTGATTTAGAACTTCTTGACGTGGTCAAAAAGAAACTAGGCATAGATCACGCTAAACTGTTTAATTCGGATTCATCGAATTTCGAGATAATTATAAGAGAAGACGCAAAATGGCTAAGGACATGGCTTCAGGAAAAAGTTAGAGGACAAAGGTCAGTCACGCAAAAATAATTTTCTTCTATAAATTTGTAGAATTCTGTTTAGCCATTCATATTTAAGCAAAAAGAAATGTTTAAAAATAATGACTACATTAACTATCTCATGATTTTAATCACTGGCTGTACGGGCTTTATCGGTTCCCAGTTACTTAAGAAGCTAAACAATGATAAGGTAGTATGTGTCTCAAATAAAGATCATTTTTCTCATAACACAGTTAATTCCGCTGCGGAGTACGTTTTCGTTGACCTCACAGACAGAGAAAAGGTAAGGGATTTGTTAAGAAAGGTAAAGCCTGATTTGGTTATTAACTTGGCCTCAAAAACGCCTGTTAGGCTTAGTTATGAGGACACTTCTTTCATGAATAACGCAATTATAGCATATAACATAGCAATTGCAGAAGCCCCATTAATTCACGCTTCAACCGCCGAAGTCTACCCTTATACACCTTATCCTCACTATTATAAGGAAGAGGATGTTTATAGGACACCAACTAGTCCTTATGCAGTTTCAAAAATAGCGTCAGAGATGCTACTTGCTGGTAGAAAGGAAAAGACAATTATCTTAAGGCCTATAAATACTATTGGTAGGCCAATTTCACGTTTGCCGGAAGAGGCAAGAGGATACTTCTTTGAAAAAACTGTTTTAACAATGTTGAGTGGTGCTAGGGAAATACATTACGATGGCCATCCTCTCTCAAGCAGGCAATGGATGTACTGGGAGGACCACGTGAACGCTTACCTACACGCTATTAAAAATCTAGATAAGATGGAAGGAGTGTATAACGTATCAATCCATTATAGTGTATATAATCACATTCTGACGTTATCAGAAACTGTTTCTATCGTTGCTAAGGAATTAGGCTGGGAAGGAAAGATAAGCTGGATGGAAAATCCAAGGCCAATTGAGCCAAACTACTTACTGCTTGATTCAACCAAGATATACAAAACTGGATTTAACGTAGAAAACCCAATAATGGCAATTCACAAGGCTATAAAGTACTTAAAGGAAGAGTTTGAGAAATTTAGTAAAAAAGAAATTCAAGCTCTCGAAAAAGCTATTAAGTAATCCTCCTGGTTTTTCTACAAAATTGTATAAGTATCATGATAAATCTTTCGTGGTTACATATTTTCCGCTCCACACAGCATCTATCGCATCTTCAATTAAATCGAACGCTATCTCTGTAACCTTGTAAGTTAATGTATAGACATCAACACGTACGATTACTTTTCCATCGTGTATGAAGACATTAACTTCCTCTTTTCTGCTTTTACAAATCTGAAGTGACCACTCCTTATTTCTATCATAATATTCGTGGCACCCATCCTGATAGTTGATTACACGAGACATATTTTTCAAAGCCCAGAACAGGGCCTCTAACACCAAATCCTTATATCCTTTAACTATCTCAGCTTCCATATCATTACAACAACTAAGAAATATTTAAGAATTTATGCAATTCACCAGATTTACAGAATTGTCATTACAATTCTACCAATTTGGAGAAAAGTCCAAAAATTTAAAATATCTCGACATATATTATCACTTGATGGGCAAGAAATATAGAAATCTCTTAGAGAGATACGGGGTTTTTCTTATTTTCGCTGGAGCTTTTGCCGCATTCTATACCTTTGTCTATCAGCAATACGTAACAATGGAGGCCTTTCCAATTTACGATGTTGGAGTCAACCTAATGTTTCTTTATTTAACTGCTCAGCAACTTGCTCATCTAAACAACCCTCTTGCATGGCTCTATATCCTAGGTACGTTTTCCTATAAATCTCCGCTCCTCTACTTCTTCTTCATAAACAACGCTTACGAGGCAGTGATTTGGCAAGCTGCAGTAACAGCAGCACCAGTAATTCCAATCTTCTATATTACCAAAGAATTAACAAAAAGTTATAATAAGGCATACTTTACGGTGTGGCTTTATCTCTTGAATCCTGGCGTTTATGGCGAACTTTTTATGCCTTTCCACATGCAAAATCTGTTTGTACTATACTTTTTATTAATGTATTACTTTAAGATAAAGAATAAGCCAATACCAGCAGGGATCTTTGCAATTCTTGCTTCTACTGTTCGATATCCTTATGTATTCCTTGTATTATGGTACATTATTGTTGAAGGTCTTGTAGATATTTTTAGAGAACTTTTTGAAGAAAGACACGAAATTAAAGAAGCCATAAAAAGTCGCAATTTCGCAATGCTTCTTTTCGGAAAAAGACATGAAGAGTCTAAAACAAAAGATGAATTTAACAAAGCATCTGAGTACATTATGTACGCTGCTATTTTTGCAATAACTTTTACTTCATTAGGAATTGCAGCTTTTGGGCCTAATGCGTTTGACATATTTATACAATCGCATCTAGCTAGCTCAAGTGGACATAGTAACATTGGGTTTAGGCCTTTGAATCTTTTAACGCCTTTGACAATCCTTGGCTCAGCCTTTTTTGTTTGGGATTGGTTTATCCTAACTATACTACCAGTGGCTATCATATTTTCAATAACAACGTATACATCAATGACGTTCCCATATATTTACTTATTCCAATACGCATCACTTTACTTAGCCCAGCTCTTCATTACTGTAGCTAGGACACTTGCAAAAATTGATAGTTTCAACTTAAAGAGGATAATGCCAAACGCATTAGTATTTATCCTACTTACATTTGCTGTACTATCACTTATTTCCCCAGTCTCAATCACTTCGCGCATAGCATTAGGCGGGCCATATTACACGCTGGCAGAGTATCCAGACCGTGTTCAAGACTTCTACCAGGTTGCAAGTCTAATACCTCAAAACGCTTCTGTCTTAACTACACCATACATGCCCGAGCTCTATCCAAGGGTCCCAGAACATTTATATCCACTTGTTTTACAATACACAAACTTCACATCATTCAATTTTGCTAAAAATCAGTATTTGGTTTATGATTCTGCTACTAACACTACAGTTAACGTCAGTGTTGATTACATTGTCATTGACATAACGAGTAACTTCAATAATCAATCAATTGCGGTGCTTAACCTATTTTACAAGAATGGGTATGGAATTTATGCAGTTTACTACTGGTTTGTTGTGATGAAGTACAACTATACTGGCCCTCCAGTTCTGTTTAAGCCACCATCATTTAGCGTAAATGGTACAACTAAACTATTCTTAATACCTGGTATATATACGGCAATAAACGCTAAGATTCTTGGTGTTACTAATAATACTGTTGAAGCGTTTGGCTATTACAACGTTGTAGGGAATAATGGCGTTCTCACTCTAAAGAGTTTACTTTAACAATAATCTTTATAATTCCGTAAAGGTAAAAGTTTTTTTGTGAATTTCGCTACTGTTACGCGATCTCCGCCATACACTGGCCTAGGTCGATACGCAGCAGTTATTGCCTTTGGCCTTAATTCTAAGTTCTATTTTATCCGAGTTAACACTGAAGCACCCTCTGGTTATGATAAGGTAATAAACGTTTTCAGAAATAGGCTAAATATTATAATCGACGCGTTTTTCTACGACATCTTCTGTAAATTTGTTCCAGAACAAAACGTGTTTTTTCCAAACATCGATTTCTTGAATCACGCTAAACATAAGACAATAGTTACGGGACTACAAGATTTAGTTTTCTTAAAATGGAAACACTACACCTACACGCCATACATGTACTTCATGCTTAAACATCTCACAGAGGCTGCATACGTTATTGTTCCAACTTATCATACATTATCAGAGTTAGAACAATATGCGGATAAGAAAGGCCTCGATTTACCTCCTATTAGGGTTATTCACCACGGGAATTACCTTAACATTGCTTATACACGTGAAGAGGCAGTACGCAAAGTAAGAGAAATGTATGGCATCCCGCCCAATAAAAAGATAATACTCAACGTTACAAACTATCATCCGCGGAAAGACTTACCACGATTGAAGCGAATAAGGGAAAAACTAGGTGATGATTATTATCTCATTACAGTAGGGAAAGGAAATATTTACGGCGATAAAAGCATAGGAACTATTTCAGACGCCGAACTTTCACTCCTTTATGCTGGGAGTGACGTTTATCTTAGTACATCACAAGAAGAGGGGTTTGAATTACCACTAGCTGAAGCAGCAGCACATGGCCTCCCAGCGGTTGTGACAGATATTCCAGTGCATAAAGAACTTGGCAAACATTTGAAGATGTTCTTCTACAGCAGCGATGAAGAAGCAGTAGAGAAAATAAAGGAGGCTCAAGAGATTAGAGTTACATTGCCGGACTATTTCAGGATAGAAAGAGTGATAAGAGAACACGAAGAAGTTTTTAGGAAGGTTTTTGGTTAAGTAGTTCATTTTTCCGAAGTTTGTTTTCATCACTATTATAGAAAGATTTATATATTGGTAAATTACAAAAAACGTAATGTGAAGGAATGGTGGAAAAAATGGTAGTCGAATCGTATTCAAAAGTTACTACGAATTACGTAGTAACGATACCAATAGCAATAAGGAAGGTTTACCCGATAGCTTTAGGCGACATTATGAGAGTGAGCGTTGTCAAAAATGGCAATGAACCAATGCTAAGGTTAGTTAAAGCATATACTAGAGTCTCACCAACTAGGATGTTGCCTGTTGATTCACAGAATGCAGAAAATCCACTACAACTCGAGTTTGAAGATTTTGCCATAGTTTCCATAAATTATAGGTTGAAGATACCCGCAAAATTATTAATACATTTTCGAGTAAGGCCTGGAGATATTACTAAATTTATCTATGATGAAAATGAAAAAGTAATAAAGGTAATAAGATCCCAATAAAGATTTCATTAAATGATAATTATGACGGTATCGTCTGAAGGGTCTCAAAGGGTTCCCGTAGTTTTTAGGAACATGATCCCGGAAATTCCAACAACTACATATGCCACATTTGCTATCTATCGTTACCCTGCTAAATTCATTCCGCAAGTTGTTGCCTACGCGCTAAAGGCTTATTGTAAGCCAGACATGACGGTCTTTGACCCTTTTGCTGGCTACGGCACAGTTGGTGTAGTGGCAAGAGTGTATGGCTATAGTTATATATTGTGGGAATTAAATCCAATAATAAACGTGACTCATAATACAGCTATCATGTCAAGAGCAGAGATAGATGTTGAAAAGATAATGAAAGATTTGATGAACTCACGAGAGGAATTCCTCCCCAAGTGGTCTAACTTAAACTATTGGTTCCCGGAGGAGTTTCTAACTTTTCTTTCAAATGCATGGGGTTTTGTACACTCACTGACAGATGATACAAAATACTTACTATTAATACCGTTACTCAAGGTTACGCGATATTTTTCGTACAGCGATGAAAAAGTACACAAACTATTTAAGTCAAAGTACTCTAAACAAAAGGTAGAAGAACTTCTTAAAACAAATTGGAAAGCCAAATTTTATAACATGTTAAAGAATGAGATACTTACGCTTATTACAAAAATAGAAGAGTACAATCATCTTAATCCAAAAGCAGTGGAGTATGAGTTAAAAGCCGGTATTGACACGTTGGAAACCAAGCTAGATAAAGAAGTTAATGTCCTTATCACGTCTCCACCTTACTTGCAAGCACAAGAGTATATTAGGTCTACTAAACTTGAGCTATTTTGGTTGGGCTATGATGAGCAGTACATACAATCACTGAGCAAAAGAGAGATTCCTTATAGACAAGTAAGAAGCACAAACATTTTTTCAGAAACGTATTACACCCTCAGAGAAAAAATAGAGGAAAACCATCTTAGGGCACTTTATGACAATTACTTTAATGCAATTTTGCAGGTATTCGCTACGTTAGGTGAAAGAGTGGCAGATTACATGTTCATCTTTGTTGGCCCAGCTAAGATACGAAATGTACCTATTCAAATAGATGATATAATTGCTGAGCACCTAAGAGAGTTTGGTTGGAAACATGAAGTTACCTATGTTGATAAAATAGTTTCTCGCGTAATGTTCGAAGCAGATGTAAATCCGGCCACTGGGCTAGAAGATAGTAGAATCAAAACCGAGCATCTGGTGGTGTTGAAAAAGGTTAGATAGATTTGTCATGACTTCTGTAAATTTACCAAAGGTTTTTCCTCATCTACTTTCACTTTCGAACTTCGAACTTCTGCTATATACAGGAACTTCGAACTTATGACGTAAAAAATAAAGCGTTAAGCAGTTTCACAAGTTCGAAAAAATTATTCCTTTTCAAGTTTAGAGTCAAGCTCAGAGGCCAGCTTATCTACCACATCGTAATAGATCTCTAGGTATTTTTGATAATCAATCTCTGGGCCAGCAAGTATGTCATCATCAATCCTTGCCTTTATTTGCATTGTCTTTTTATCCACACTCTGCGTATAGACAAAATCAATCAAGATTTCTTTTTTACTATTTAGGCCGTAATGCCTTATTGTACTTATTATCTTAAATGTACCATCATCACCAAATGTAACTTGTTGATCGAAGTAGTTGTTATCAAGAACGTATTCATCGCTAATTTGAATAGGTGAGATACCTTTTTTGTAAAACTCATTTATTATTGATTGCATTCCAGCGGCAAAGGCCTCGTAGTATAGCCTTGTCTTTAATCCATGTAGTTGAAATACATTGATCGTTGTCATCATTTTTATTTTTTCTATCTTTTTATTTTAAACCTTTCGCACCAAGCAAAAGTTTAAAAATGTGTATAAAGAGATTACTAATGAGATGAGCAGTTATAAGGAAGTCCTCGAAAAAATGAAGAAGGAGCATAAGAGAGTACTTGATAACCAAGAAGAGACAGAGAAAGAGAAAAGGGAAGAAGAGGAAGAAGACAAAGCTCTGCAGAAGTTATTAAATCACGCTTAAGCTGATCTATTTTTTTCCTTTCTTTGATAGTGACCCAAAATGGGTTATGTAGTCCTTCCAACACTTACGCAATACATAATATTTATTGTTATAGTCAGCATTTTTATAGCAATCACTGGCTTTATGCTTTATCGTTTTAGCGGTAGTTTTCGCTATGACGTTTTGATAGTATTAGGTATGATTTACGCCACAATTTTGTATCTTTCTTCAGATCAATATATCCTTTCAACGCCTGGCATTAATATGACAACTTCCGCAACGAATACAACAGTTTACGTAACAGTAGGTTATGCAGATACGCTTAACGCAATATATATCGTCTTCATGGGCATAAGCACTATCGTATTGCTCGCGAGATTGATACAGAGGATAAGCTAAGAAGTAGCATTACCGCTTTGCAATTGTATCTTTTCTAGTGCATTCAATTTTTCTTCAATTTCCGGAAGTCCCAAATCTTTTGAAACTTCAAGCACGATGTTTTTTATTATTGTCATTATTGCTTGCGTTCTAGCCAGTGTAGTTTGATAGCCAAATCCAGCAAATTGATAGCTTTTCGCCAAACCAACATCCAAAACCTGTATAAAGGCCATTAGCAGCGCTTTAGCATTTTTTGCCTCGTTGAGTTGCCTTAAATCAACATAATTTATGATATCAGTTGTGTTCAAGTACTCTCTTATCGTTCTTTTCAGTTCATTTAAGACGAAAGGCCCAATGTGAGGGGCTATTTTGCGCGCGCTTATATCGTACATGTCAAGCGCATCGCCGAGATCTTCAACAAATCTAAGCAAAACTTCATTATACATATTAAATAAAAGAAAAAGAAAGATAATTTAAAGATGTTGTACCTCTATTTCCACTGGTTTTTCTACTTTCCCATCTTTGCCATCTCCTTCTATTATTTCCACTACTTTTTGTTCTTGCTTCTCATCTTGGCCAGCTTGAGTATCGCTTTCCTCTAGTATCTTGCCTATCCTGTCCCTTATCATCCTTAGATCTGCCTTCAGTTTCAAGTCTTTTGATCCCTTATATCTCTCTTCAAGTACATCGAGTATCTCCATCATTACAGCAATTAGATCAGCATCTCTCACATTTGTTAAATGGAGTTTGCCAAAAACTTTTAAATAATTCATTACGACATGTACATACTCATCTACCGGCCCTAGGTAGCAGTGCTTTTTATTATTATGGTTTATATAATAATATTTTCTTTTTCCTGACTTTTTGATGTATAGGGTTCCATTTTCACCACAAATTGGGCATTTGGTTGACATATGTTAGGATCTGTTTTTCTTGTATTTAAAACTTTCTATAATCACTAACGTTATGAACTCGTCATTTTTTACGTCTTTCACTGCCCTTTGTTTCTACAATTTTATAGAAAGAAGATAAGAGCGGTAATTTTGGAAAAAAAAGATTTACCTTACTTATGTATACATAAGTTATGAATGCTTCTCTAAATCTCTACAAAACCACTACAATCATTTACTGGCCCTATGTAGCAGTGCTTTTTATTATAATGATTTATATAATAATGGCATCTTCTTTTTTCTACTTTTTTAACATATAGCGTTCCGAATTCACCGCAGACCGGACATTTGAATGGCATATTTTAGGTTCTGTTTTTCTAATATTTAAAACTTTCTATAATCAGCAACGTCATAAACACGTTACTTTTGACCTCTTTTAGTTCCCTTTACTTCTCCAATTTTACAGAAAGAATATTTTTAACTGCTTAATCTAAAATGAAAGTGTGGCAATAGAAGAAGGGAAGACAATATTCAAGTGGGACAAGGGAGTTGACTTTGACAAGATGAGAAAAACCTTAGAAAAAGACTATAAGCAATTCTCGCAAAACTCCGCTGAAGATTTTGACAAAGAGATTTACGTTGCAATTTTACTTACACAACTTACAAATGGTACACGAATAGGCGAAGCAGTTAAGGCTTTCTACCAATTTGTAGAGGTTGGTGGCAAAGAAAGAACAATCATCTTAAAGGCTGAAAAAGGCGGGAATGAAAGAAAAATCATCATCCCCAAAATAATCACTTACAAAAAGTATTATTCCATCATCCTTACAAAAAGTGAAAGGAAAATGATTGCAGCAGTTAAGATGTTTTGTAAAAGGCGTTATGGTGTAAATACGCATTCTTTCCGTTATGCTTTTATAACAAAAGCAATAAAAGATGGATTACCGGCTGAAGTGGTTGCAAAAATAACTGGGCATAAGAGCTTGCGCCACATTCTGACTTATGTTCAAACGAAGGAGGCGGAAGATTACTTAGCGCGTATCGTAAATTCGTAGTATCTTCATTAGGTCAGAAAGATTTAAATACTAGAATGAAGAGCAAAAACGTATGGCAGGGCAGAGAGTTCAAGTTAGATTTCCCTTAGATAATCACCTATTTGACAGCCTCCAAAAAGTGTCAAACTTTCTTAAGAAGGATCAGGCACAGCTAATAAATGAGGCATTGATAGAGTACCTGCAAAACCCAATCGACAAGTATTACATTAAGCCAGGAAAAAGGCATATAAAGGTTATGAAATTAGATCGCAATCTGGTCGAAGCAATAGAAGAGCTAGCAAAGAGGAGAAACGTTACGCCAGCCATCATCATAAAAACAGCTATAGCACTTTATGTAGACAAGTGGTTAAATGTTTTTTACAAGGAGGTAATAGAAAAACCTTCTCAAACTTCTTCACAATAAATAAAAAAATTAACTAGTACTTCTCGTACTTGCCCATATTGCAACAAGACCTACACCAATCGCTACTAACGCACTCATAACAGTAGGAAACAACGGGAAGCCTAAGTCTAGCAAGCCTGGGGCTATAAATGCACCATACGCAATTCCGCCTATTCCAAGTAATCTCAAATTATTCCTTAATATCGCTGATATGCCAAATACAGAGAAGAATAGATTAGCAAGAAGAGTACCAAAGAGACTGAAAGGATAAGGCAAGCCATTTGCAATCTCATTGTACAGATTTTGAGCTAATCGTGAACTACCCAATTGAATTGGCGTTATGTTAAAAGTAATAGATTTGTTTAACACAGTTATATTAACCTTAACTGGCAAATCCAGATATGGCACTGGAATTGGAATTATCGAATTAACACGAACATTCACTGTTTCCACACTACCATTACTAAATTCATAAGCGACAGTTACATTGAAATTGGCAGACTGATTATAGTTGTAGAGGTATAGATAAGCGCCAGATGAGTTAACAATAGGCATAGCTATAATTTGGCCAATCTCAGACACTGTAATTGATGGAAAAGTAACAAGGTTTATCCTTATTACAGTTGTACCATTATACACTATCTGCATTTGGCCAGGGGAAATAGATTGTGTAGTAGTATTTGTAGATGATGAAGGCGGTGGAGTAGTAGTAGTCGCACTGCTAGAACTAGCGTTAGAACTTTGCAAACTAGCTAGTGTCGTAGTATTATACATTGTAACTGTAGTTGGAGAAATGTAGTATATGATAGGGTCTTGATAAAGAACAGAACCAGCTGGAATATAACTACTTAGTAGCTGAGGAGCTGGAATAGGGAAGTTAGAAAACATTGCAGCTGTTGCAGTAGAGAATGATAAAGTTAGTGAAGAGAACTTGTAAGAAATGTAGGGTGATAGTAGATTTGCTAGGACTGGAGTAGAGTTATAGTATAATATAGCAGTAGCAACGTAACCCGGCGTAAATGAATAGGAAACGTAGTTCAAACCTTGCGAAAGGGTGTATTGGCCAACTTGAGCGCTAGTTTGTGATACAGAGTAAGGTAAAGCATAGGGCGTGTTTAGATAGCTAGGTACAACATAAGAAGATACCCAACTGTTTAAGAAGATGTAGGAGGGAGAAACGAAAGTGATGGAAGTTGGGCCGCTAGATGCTGAGAAATAGGAGACGTAGAATAAATTAGAATGATCCCCATGTATTGCTACATAACCTATTTGTGACCATGGGAATGGTGTGTTATAGTTCACTGTCGTGTACGTACCGTTTATCCCTATTTCTGCCACTGTTACATTCCCAGCACTATTTTCCGTAAAGATGACAGTGAAAGTAAACGGATAGTTTGGATTAGGTTGCGGGAATGAACCGTATAACGGTTGCCAGCCAGTAGATGGTCCATGGTACCATACTGTATCACCATAAAAATCAACAAGAAGTACATAAAATCCGCCATTACTATCATCACTTTGGTTTCCTATATTTGGGCTATAAATTGTAATGCCTGGGTTATTATTACGCTCTGGGAATGATACTACGTGTATTGTGACATTTAGTGTTGTTGTTGAAGGCATAAAAGCCCATCCTATATATTCCAGATGTGCAACATTACTTGTATTTATAACTAACAAATTCCCTTGATAATAAGGTGTAGGTGATGGACTCCAGGTAGTTGACACAACTTCTGGCAAGAATGCAAATAGTTTATTACCCAATATCATAGGCACTTGTTCTAATGGTACGCCAATCGTTCCAGTCCCTAGCGAAACATAATACCACACTGGCAGCACCAGCCCAAACGTTGGCAATCCAGACTGTACTATCTGTGTACTAAATGTGAAGGTTGACGTTGAAGATATAACTATTTTGTTAAAAGTAGCATTGTATACACTTACTTGTGCATTTGGTGGGGGTATTAAATTGTCTGGGGCTATTACTGTCGTTGGGTATGATGCTGTGACAGTTACAGATGCGCCACTCACACTAAGCTTTTGCACAGTATTATTCACTATTACACTCACTGAAGTTGGGTATTGCACTGAAGCATAAGTCCACGCCCCTATGTTGGGCAAAACGTAAGCTTGCGTTGAAGTTGTGACACTACCAGCAGAGGTGAATAATGTCAGCTGTTGTATTGAAACGTTAGTTAATTGATACGTAGTTTTACTAAACGTTGGAGTTATTACAGTCGATGGAACAGAAGTGAAAGGCCCAGGCGAAGTAAAGTAATTATACGTTAAAGGATATGGGAAAGCGGCAAGGTAACCAGTAGTTGGTGCATTAACAACAGTTAGAAGCTGATATGCACTTAGGCCAAAGTAGGTGAATGGCTCCCATTGCATTTTTAATGGAATATTCAAGAAGAATTGGCCACCAGCATCTATCGATGACAAGAACACGGTGTTATTATTATACACTAGGTAAGCTTGAGTAATAGTTGATGGGAAACGAAAGATTGGGAAAGGATTAGCGTTAACAGTGTATGATGGAACAAAGACAACTGGATAAGTACCTGGTTGGCCACTTGAGGCTGCCAAATAGGAGACGTAGATTAAATTATTTGGATCTTCTCTTATTGCTACATAACCAATCTGTGTCCAAGGAAATGGCGTATTTACATTGATTGTTGTATACGTACCGTTTATTCCTATTTCAGCAACTGTTACATTACCAGCACTATTCTCCGTGTATATAATACTAAAAGTAAATGGATAGCTTGGATTAGGTTGTGGCAGTGAAGTATATAACTGTTGCCAGTTAACAGATGGTCCATGGTAGTATATTGAACTACCATAAAGATCAACAAGAAGTAAATAATATCCAGCCTGTCCATCATTTGTCTGGTTTCCTACATTCGGACTAAGAAGATCAATGCCTGGATTAGCATAACGCTCTGGGAATGATACTACGTGTATCGTAACATTAAGTGTTGTTGTTGAAGGTGAAAAAGCCCATCCTATATATTGCCCGGCTACTGAACCGGTCGAATTTATCACTAACAAATTCCCTTGATAATAAGGTTTAGGTGCTGGACTCCAGGCAGTTGACTCTACGAAAGGTGGATATTGTAATTCTCGTGGTGGGACGAATTGCGCAAATATTGGGCCGCTGGATGCTGCGAAATAAGAGACGTAGAATAAATCAGTATGATCCCCATGTATTGCTACATAACCTATTTGTGACCATGGGAATGGTGTGTTATAGTTCACTGTCGTGTACGTACCGTTTATCCCTATTTCTGCCACTGTTACATTCCCAGCACTATTTTCTGTATATATGACAGAGAAAGTAAACGGATAGTTTGGATTAGGTTGCGGGAATGATCCATATAACGGTTGCCAGCCAGTAGATAGCCCATGATACCATACTGTATCACCATAAAAATCAACAAGAAGTACATAAAATCCATTATTACTATCGGTTGTTTGGTTTCCTATATTTGGGCTATAAATTGTAATGCCTGGGTTATTATTACGCTCTGGGAATGATACTACGTGTATCGTAACATTAAGTGTTGTTGTTGAAGGTGAAAAAGCCCATCCTATATATTGCAGATTTGCATCATTACTTGTATTTACCACTAACAAATTCCCTTGATAATAAGGTGTAGGTGATGGACTCCAAGTAGTTGACTCTATTAAAGATGGATATTTCACTGCTTCACCTATCGAAGATGTTGGGAGGAATTGCACAAATACTGAACCGCTAGATGCTGCCAAATAGGAGACGTAGATTAAATTATTTGGATCTTCTCTTATTGCTACATAACCAATCTGTGTCCAAGGAAATGGCGTATTTACATTGATTGTTGTATACGTACCGTTTATTCCTATTTCAGCAACTGTTACATTACCAGCACTATTCTCCGTGTATATAATACTAAAAGTAAATGGATAGCTTGGATTAGGTTGTGGCAGTGAAGTATATAACTGTTGCCAGTTAACAGATGGTCCATGGTAGTATATTGAACTACCATAAAGATCAACAAGAAGTAAATAATATCCAGCCTGTCCATCATTTGTCTGGTTTCCTACATTCGGACTAAGAAGATCAATGCCTGGATTAGCATAACGCTCTGGGAATGATACTACGTGTATCGTAACATTAAGTGTTGTTGTTGAAGGTGAAAAAGCCCATCCTATGTATTGCCCAGCTGTTGAACCAGTCGAATTTATCACTAGTAAATTCCCTTGATAATAAGGTTTAGGTGCTGGACTCCACGCAGTTGATTCTACTACACTTCCTACTCTGAACATCGATCCATTAAACAAGTAATCTGGGTACACGCCACTAACTCCACTGCCCGGCACTACTTTTATTACTCTTGACGTTGGGTATGATCCAGATGATATCGATGACCAGCCTTGTGATACGAAAGCCTGTATTGGCCCAGTTAGGTTTGGGTACTTGAATAGTCTTATATTACTTGCTATTGGGTTTATTGGATTTACTGTGGTGTTAAGTACGAAGCTTGTTGATGTGTAAGGTGCTGTGTACACTGTTGCTTGCCCAATTGGCTGTGCTGAGACACTTGAATCTGCTTTTATTCCTGTCGCAACTAATATGATGCTAGTTAGGAGTAAATTAAGGAGGAGAAGACGGATTATTAACTCACCACTCTTCATAATTTATAAATACGTTGTTGGAATTTTAAAGACTTATACTTAGCGAGTCTTTTTATTTTTTATTTTTCTTTTCTTACCACATGAGAACAATGTTTAAGGTCGAATGTGACGATGTGCTTTGTGAGATAGTTTGTTGTAATACGCTCTTAGTCATAGAAAGGAAGGACCTTGAACCTATGATACATAATATCATAAAGACATATATCGCAGATCAACTGAGCGCAGCTGAGCTATTCCAGATGAAGGCTGAGGAGATGAAACAATTATTCCGCAGAATGTATAATGAGGTTATGAGGCAGATTAGAGAAAAGAATTATGCAGAGTTCTAGAAGATTTATTTTAACTGTTTTTTTACCAAATTTGCAGAACTGTCATTACAATTCTCCAGTTTTGGAGAAGGGTTTTTATTCATACCTGGCTTACGAGATAAAAAGTAAAGTTTATTAATTTTCACTTCGCTGCTTATGATAGCCCCCAATGCCTGGTGATTCCAGGGAGGGGTTGGTGGTACGTAATGAGCGAAAAGGTTACAAAAACGGTTGAACTTGTCTCACTAAGGCTAACGGCAAAAAAGGCCGAAGCTCTTTCTTATGTTTATAAGGTATATGGTGAAATGGTAAAAGAAGCAGTAAATGTAATGTATCAAAAAGGCACAACATCTTGGCTAAGAGGGATTAAAGAATTATACAAGTACTTTAGAGAGAAGTACCCAGACTTACCATCACAATATGTTCAACAGGCAATACGCGATGCAGCATCTAGACTGGAATCCTTCAGAAAGCTGAAAAAGAAAGGCCTTGCTTACACTGAAAAACCAGAAGTTAAACAATGGACTGTCAGCTGTGGCAATATGTCTTGGAAACTGTCTTTCCAAGGCGTTGAAATCTCTACCCACAAGGGATGGATAAGAATACCATTACTTTTCCACAAACAGTTTTACATACACTACAATGGCGGCTGGACTCTTAGAGACTCTTGTAGATGGAAAATCGAAGACAGAAAGCTGACGTTATATGTATTTTTTCGTAAAACCGTCGAACCAAACACAAACTACAACAGAGTAATTGGCATTGATGTGAATGAGAATAATGTGACACTCTTCACACTACCAGACCATAAAGCAATCACACTCGTAACTAATCACAGTAAGGTAGTGTTAGGCTATGCATACAGAAGAAAATCTATCCAGGAAAGACATGCGCATGATAAGAGATCACTTCGTATTGCTTTAAGAAAGTTAAGAGAGAAGAGTGTTAAAAAAGCACTGAGAGATAAGGTTGCTTCTTTCGTAGCAAAGATAGTTAAGAAGGAGAATGCTGCTCTTGTATTGGAAAAGCTTCCTAAAAATTTCCAGGATAAGGCGCTTAAGAAAGATGGACTTAAATCATTTGATGCACATAGACTTAAACAATCAGCAATAAGAGGAATACAGAAACGTATTACAGAAAAGGCATTAGAATACGGTATAAAAGTGGAATTTGTAAACCCTAAAAATACCTCTAGGACATGCCCTAAGTGTGGTTCTAGCCTAAATATTATGACAAACAATGCCCAGAGGAGAGGCTGGCAACCTAGGGTTCTAAAATGCAAGAAGTGTGGCTTTACGCATGATAGGGACGTTATAGCAGCGTGGAATATAGCTAAAAAATTAGATGTGAGCCTCATGCCTTGGGGCTCGAAGGGGGCCCATGACCCTCACGTGGAGTGGTTGGTAACCACAGTGAATCGTAAGGTTGAGGCTCAACACCCCCTCCTAACTGTGGGGTGACAAGGTATAATGTATTTTTAAATATAAGTAGTTTAAATATATATAGAATGACAGCATCTCCTACTCCACCACCTTCTACATCTAGTACTGTAGCCCCACCGCCAGCAGCAACAAGTTCTCATATTTCTATTCAAGCACCTCCACTATTTGCTAACTTAGCGAACTTGCTGCCAATAATTCTTGTCGCAACTCTTGCAATTGCTTTTATTGCTATTATTATCTCTCGTTCTACAAATAGAATACCTTACCTTTCAGTTAACCATAAAAACGCTGATGCTATTGTTGTTTTAATCAACTCTAAACTTGATGAATTAAAGATTTTGCCGGCGAGATATGTTAGGCAAGGTCTTCTTCATGCTACTGAAAATGGCGCGTTATACTTAATTCTCGTTAGTCCATACGCTAGGCCTTATAGGTTTGGTGTAAAGAACTACAATAAGCCAGTTTATTTTGCTGTTGGTGATATACCTATGTTTTCTGCATTCGATTTTGGCACTATTGCAAAGCTAGATCTCCTCAAGGCTGCTACTGGGAAAAAGACTATCCTTGATGTTATAGTTGATATAATTACAACAAATAAGGAAATAGCTGGTTATATTCCAATTGCTAATAATTACGCTTTCGCATTCACTGTTGATCCTAAAACTGTTATAACGGATGAAATGTTAGCCTTCCCTATAGATGCCACAACAGCAATGACGAGGACATTAGTCGCTATTGGAAATGATATTAGAGAATGGTCGAAAATAGCGCAAAGAATTGAGAAATTAAGATTAATGCAATCTTCACAAAGATGGCAGAGTATACTTACATTTGTAATGTTAGGCGCTGGTATATTGATTATAATTTTACTGCTAGCCGGACAGCATCTCATACCAGTCCACTTGTAGAGAGTGGTAAGGATGGAGATTTGCGAAAAGCTTATCACCACTAGGAGTATTAAAGATGGGCAAGTAATTTCTTCTGAAACTGAAGGTGTACGTTTTGTTGAGCCAGACCCTTGCGTTTTCAACCAAACGTGGTTTGCTGCTAATCCAGGCAACATAAAGTTAATTTCTGATGTTAAGATTGATAGAGAGAACTTGCGCTTTAATCATATTTATAGAGTAGTCAGCCCAGAAAATGTTGATTACTATATTTTCCCAAAGGAAATAGGAGATGTAATCGATATTCTCCTAAAGAAGCCTTTCCAATCAGTTCTTTTGTATGGCGCGCCAGGAACTGGAAAAACAAGTATTGCCGAAATTCTTTCAAAGTACTATGGTTTCACAACAGTCTGGATAAGGCCTTATTCATTCTTGAGTAAATTTGTAGGCGAATCGGAAAAGAACTTAGAAGAACTTTTTATTAAAGCTGAGAGCGAACAACCTTCAATCGTCGTTTTTGATGATGGCGAATGGCTTTTACGTACTAGGCCAACGAGTGCTGAAGAAGGATATGGAACACTTACTTTAAATTTGATAAACCAAGTTTTAGAGAGGCTTAATTTATGGAAAAGAACTAAACAGCATATTTCAATAATTGCAACAACAAACGTGAAGCTTGATACCCTAGATCAAGCAATTGTTTCACGTTTCAACATTCAAGTGCCATTTCCATTGCCAGACTACGAAGCGATACAAGCTTATCTTAATCTCAAAGGCATTAAGACTGTGAAATTCAAAGGCATGGAATTAGGAATTGACGAGTTTGCTAGATTAGCAGTAAATCGAGGCCTTTCCTTTAGGATGATTGAGCAAATCCTTATACTTGGAGCATACACTGGAAGTATGGAAAACACGAGGGGAGTATCAAGGCTAATTACACAAAAGCCTATACCAGATGAAGGAAAGAGACTATTAACTCGCTTCTTCCAAGAAAATTTAGGAATAAAGTGTGATTCTACACCCTTACGTATTTCCTTTGTAACAAGGTATGTCCCATTATATAAAACACTTGTAGTTGCATACTTCAGCGAAGTTTGTAATAAGCCGCTTTTCACTCCAACAATTGGCGCTACTCCGCTGGACTATTTCAACACCGTAGAGCTATTCAGAGATGCACTTAGTGTAATCACACTGCCTAAATTCACTCAATACTACCTTGAAGTATTAGATCATTTATTGCAAACAGAGAGTAGTAAGTTTGTGTTGATAATTGGTGATATGGCTGTTGAATTGATGAAAATAGCGCAAATCTCAACAACCACGTTTTACGACGATTTGCTAAGAGCAAAACTGCAATCAACAATTGCAAGCCTTATTGCAGAAAATCCTTATGATCCTTACAGTGTTTATAGAACATTCTTAGCGATTTTGGCAAATACGCTTGATTTACCTTTTGATGCTGGAAAGATATGCTTCCCAGCGGAAACAAATTGTAAACAAGATATGATACAATACACGAAGTTGGCGAAAGATTTAAAACCCCCACCAACAATAATTAGTGACGAGCAAGGTTTTAGAGATTTTATAGATACAATTAATTCAAAGCTTATTTCATAATTTTGTGAATTCAATTCACAATTTTTCTTTATATTTCGCATTTTTTTCAGAGGCAAATATTTAAGCATTTAAAGCATAATAACATCACGTGGCAACAGTAGAATTGCTAGATAAACTCAGAGAGCTTAACATACTTTCTAACACAGTTTCAACAAACGTTCCCTTATCGTACATTTTTGAGCATCCTAAGTTTGCAACGCTTTTCCCGAGAAGAGAAGATGAAATCCAAAAAATGAAAGAAAGCATACAGAACGAATCACTTCTTCAACCCCTCATCGTAACAGAAGATAAGACAAGCAAAGATCGTTTTCTATTGATTGATGGTTACGTTAGATATTATGCATTACGTGAGCTTTATGATGGAAAATGGGATAAAGTAATGATTCCAGTCAGAATAGTGTATGGTTCAGAAGATCAGCTAGAACTAATAGCTTACGCAGTCAATTTCGTTAGGAAGGCAATAGATAGGGGCCAATTGCTTGAATACTATTCTAAATTACAAGAGTTGAGAGAAAGGGTGAATCTCTCATATCATAACACTCTAGAGCTACTTGAAGAGACTAATGTTGACTTAAGCGTAAGAACTTTTGATTTAATAATAAAACACTTCAAAAAATATCCAGTTCTCTTCAGAAAGCTAAGCGAGTATCTGAAATACCACAACCTCTACCCTACTAACGTTTCAGCGATGGCCAAAGCAATCCCTATACCCGTACGCGAGAGGTTAACAAAAGAAGATGTAGACTTACTTCTGCAGAATGGCCCATCTTTCTTTTCTAAATATAAACTACTTCTCTCACAGATCAAGGATAAAGACGAATATATGAAAACTGTGAAGGAACTAATGGAAAATAAGTTGCGTGAAAAGGTAAAGAAGTTTAAGAAAAGAACAAGATTGATTAATATCACAAAGCTTGATGATTACATTAGTAGCATTGAAGAAAGGGCAAAGAACGGCGCTATTGTAGTATTGCCAAAACAACTTTATGATGCACTTCTGCCTGTGTTTGAAGCTGAATTACCTAAGAAAGTTTTGAAGAATATTAGAAGTCATGATGATGATCAAAGATGAGTGACGAACTAGATTATCTTTTGCCTGAAGCAGCACCACAAGATCTTGATAAACGAAAAGACGCTATCTCTCTCGCACTAAACATGTGTAATAGCTTAACAATATCTTCTCACCCAATATCAGTTTACAACAGCCTATTACTATTCTTATCAACATACCCACATTTAAGGCCATTATTTGAAAAAACTAAGAAGGTTCTTGAGAGCACTAATGACAAAGCTGTACAGCGCGCTCATGTTATAAAATTATGTGTTGCCTTATTTTCTAATAATCCAGCAATTACAAATTTAGTGATTGATACTGTAGATACGAGTGATTATAACATTGAGGCAGTTGTTAATGAAGCCTCGAACATCTTATCACACCTGGAAACAGTTTACAAGGAGAAGTCTGAATACTTGACAAAACTGAAGGCATACCAGGTAATAATCGAGAAGACTAAGGCCCTTTTACTACGTATTAGGGGCACGATGCTTTATCAAGAGATAATGACACTATTTAATGTGAACGAGAAAAACCTTGAAGAAGCTCTACATGCAGAGTACTTTTTTGATTATTCGCTTAAGATGCTTAAAGTTGTAGGGGGTGTGTTGGAATTCATCAAGGCACATTTCAAATAACACTTAAAACTGATAAAGAGGAAAGTGAGCTACTAGCATACATGTTCTTAAAGAAGCTGCACATACCAGCAATTGTTAGGTACAGCAAAAAGTATAATTACATATTGATTGAGACGCACCGCAAGGCAGATAAGAATCTTGAAGACAAACTGAAATACTACATTTCAAATAACTCAGCGCCAGATTTTACAAGGATAGAAAAAGAGCTTACAACAGATTTTGGCGAATACAAAAAATATAAACGTTTTATCATGGAAGCCATCCTAACGTATTTGTTTGATGAGGCCTACATCCCAGCATTTTCATACAAAAGTTTAGTAGTTTGGGTGAAAAGGAACTATGCTGGAACAGTGTCAAGCCTGAACCTTGATGAGCTGCTTAACATAAACCCAGAAGCTTATTTCTGTCCAGCTTGTAATTATTCAGTCAGAAAATTGAGCGATCTCATCACTCACTTTCTCATTAAACATAAACAATATCGTACTATTTGCCCAGTAGATGAAGGACCTATACATAAACCAAGATATGATATCCAACACATACCATTCTTCCCATTTATGTATCCTGATGGGATTCCAGAAAACCTTTTCATGCTATCCATAATACTTGCAAAGTATAGGTTTGGAGCGAAAGCAATAAAACTGCAGATGAATAATAAAAAAATATGAACATTATTTATGTTGTTTTAGCTATGTTTTTGCTTGGAATAGTTGTACTTATCGTCTTAGATATTTCTGTTATAATACAAAATTTGTATTCAACAGTTTTAACATTGACTGGCAGTTCTACCTCAGCATTCAATGCATCGATAAGTACTTATTTCTATTGGGCTATTATATTTATCATTTTGGGATTCATCATAATCTATATAGTGTTTGTACTGTATGAGAAAAACCGTTAATCTAGGTGTGCAATTCCAAGCACAGTATGGTTATATTCTTGCGAGTTATATGTTAGAGGCAAGTTGACCTTTATTTTACCCACGATAGATTGTAATATGTTATAAATTGCGATGACGATAGCCCTTTGTAAAATAGTTAGCATATAGCCATATTGCCTTAGTTTTTCAACATCTCTTGCCTCTAGTGCCTCTTTTAGTCTAGCTTGAATGTACTTCCTTATTTCGATGAGGTATGATTCTAATACCTCGAGAATCGATGTAAGTATTCTGCTAAAGTCTGCTTCTAGTGTTGATGCAGATATTGAGAATCTCTGCCAACCTTCAAGATAAACAGACCTTACCAATTCTTCGATATCCTTTGCAACTGTTGCCACAAGCTGGTTAGCAGTTTGTAAATCCTTTTCTGTCATGTTGTCTATAGGTACCCTTGTTGTTGCAGTTGCCTGTTCAAGATTCCTAATAACCAGTGGCGGATCTAGTCTTGCAACAATAGGTCTATCAGACGCTTTTGCGGTTTGCTCTTCTTCCTTATCCTTTTTGGCCATAATTAAAAATAGGAAAGAAAAATAATAAATCTTTAGTCTTTTGCTTGTTCTAGACTTTTAGTAACCATTAGAGGATCTACTCTTGCGATAACCACATTCTCAGTTCTTCTTGTGGCTTGTTGTTTTTTGTTATCCTTTTTCGCCATATTTAAAAGTAGGAAAGAAAAAATAATTAAGCTTTATCATCTTTTCTTGATTGAGAATAGTGCGTAGAAAATTAGCGCAATACCAAACATTATTGCTATTGAATATGGATTAGTTAGTAAGTATGAAAAATATGCTACTGTTGCTGCTACTGGACCTACTGCATTGTTATAACTTCCATTCAAATATTGAACAGTCACGTTTTCAACACTATAATTCTCTACCTTCATATTTGTCACGTTTGATAATAATACCGCTATTTGGTTATTGGCTTTAAGGAGTTGTGGAACCATAGTAGAGAAGAAGAAGTAAAGCAGCAGTGTGACTATTGGGCCTAAGAGAAGGATGAGTAGATATGTTGTTATTGAAAATGGCGGAGTTGATCCGTTAGCTTTTAGTCGCATATTTAATAATATGAATGCATATTTTTAAACTATGGCAAGAGATGATTCTCCGCTAAAGGTACCAGCTATTTACATAAGAGTACTGATAATTCTGATTATTATCATCCCCACGCTATATTTTGCGGCTGATATCATACTTTCGCAAGTGACAAAGCTTGATGTGTTTGGATACCAAATTACTAGCAATGTTTCGGCAGAAGGGGAACAATACTACAGCAAAGCAATACAACAACAGCAAGCAATAGCAGCACAAGGAAGTACAACATTAAATATAGTAATATTTGTACTTGCCCTTTTCTTCGTTGTCTTATTCGTACTGGCTTTAGTCACTGCAATAAGAAGGCAAGAATCATAACAAATATAAACTCAACGGTATAATCAATAAATATGTCAGCTACCGCAAGTGAACGGAAATCTAGTAGTCAAAATAAAGAGCCTCCATACGATATTACTCTTATTGTTAAAATTTTTAAAAACGTGCTGCTACTAGACAAAAACCCTGAGAGGGCGTTTCCAGAAGATTTAAACTTGTTTTTACAAGCTTTTGATGATCCAAAAAGCCGTGAACTTATCAAGTTCACGATAGTCAGTGGCCTTGTTAGTAGGCTTAGTTCACTTTACCCTGTCCCAAAAGATGCTATAGTTAATTCTGTAAAATCATATCCTTATAATGATACATATCATACTATAATCGAAATTACATATGTTACTAATAGTGATAAAAAAGAAGGGGAAACGTGCATTGAAGTTGAGCAAACCGCAAAAGTAACCACTAGCGATGCAAGACTAGAAGATCTCTTACATATTTACGTGATTCCATGTGAAAAAATACCTAAATCTCCTCCAAAATATACAATTTTGGAGCATGGGTAACATGATTTTTTCAAAAAAACCAAAACCAGCCTTAACGCCTAAACTCTCATACTTGCCTTACACAGTTGATATTTTAAAGTCCTACAAGAAGCCTAAGCTATATTTACTAAAGCCATTAGTAAAAGAGGCCAGACCTTTTGGCTTTATCTTGACTGGAGAACTAAAACGTGTGTATAAAATGCGTATGCAAACACCAATGAATCTTTCAGTATTTATTAACACTCTGGCAAACTATGAACCAGCAAAGGTTTTGGTTTATATACATGCCAATCTCTCAGATATTGCACTAGGAAAATTAGAAAAACTTAGACGGAAAGATAAAAGACCAAGAATACTACGCAAACTCTTTACGCTTTGCGATGAAGTACAAAGCCAGCATTGTGTGCTAACTGAAGCAGCCTCACCAGCATCACAATTTTCAATGGAAAACTATTTCACTCCAGATAATAATGAAAAATGGAAGTTAAAGTATGAAGTTTTTGGTTATGCGTATATGGATCCAACAACAAGAGATGCTGAATTAATATTGTTAGCACCAAAAGCATTCTTCTTATATAGGGCACCATTATTTGGCGCAAGGCCAGTATTTTTCTGATCATTTTCCAAGTTGCCTTAAACCAAAGCTAGCTACAAACATGAAAACCGAGGAAATCACATATGCTACATTAAAAGTGATTGCAGCTATAACAATACCAAATAAACTTAACAGCAATGATCCATACCATATTGTGTTAGTGATTTCAAGATTTCTACTTATCAAGTAAATTCCAAATGCCGCAAATAGATAATACGCACCAACTTGAATTACGTCGTTAGTATTAGTTTTTGGTAGTTGTATTTTCATTGGCGTAATTTGTAATTGAGTTATTGTAACATTTAATGGTTGGTTTAGAGTTACTTTTTGGCTAATATATTGTGCTTGTTGCTGCTGAATAGCATTAGCATTAACTACTATTACTCTTGACGATGGATCAATTGAAACTAAGGCCGGCATATTTGAAGGTATCTGAACAGAGTAATAGTTTGATGTTATTGGTGTAGTAGTTTGTACGTTTTGATAAATCAACTGTAACTGGTAACCATTTGCCCCTTCTATTACCAAGTTTGAAGAAGATGCAGAAGAATTAGTATAAACGTTTACTTTACCATTATTAATCGAAAGCGTTAAGCCAGGCGATGTGACTATTGTTTCCACCGTAGCAGTAATTGGATAAGGTGTAGAAATACTAAGCTTAATTTGTCCACTTAGAGTATAGAATAGGCCATTTGCTGGATAAACGCCTATTTCCGTTAATAATAATGGTTGGCCAGTATATGTAACATATTTTACATAAGGTACAACGTCATAGACTGGATAGTTTAGCGGTACTAAGAAGTTATAAACTTGCCCAGTGTATGATTGCACAAGACCAAGAAGGTAAGTGTTTGAACCAACTTGCTGTGTTCCGATGACAATATTTGCTGGTAAAACTACTTGCCCAAGTGTAACTAATTGTGTACCATTAATATCTATACTTGCAAAACCATTTGTTAGATTCACATAAAAGGTATGAACGAAATCGGTAAAGCCTATTTGTGCAGTGTAGATTTCTTGAGAGCCTGGCAGAGTAATTACCATCGTAGTAATTCCACTACCAGCTGGAATGCCATAGTTAGTTAACTTCAATGGTCCAACATTGTTAACTACTTGTCCTTGTGCAATAAACGTTTTAGTTGTACCGTTCGAATATGTTACAGCAATTGTAGAACTTATGGGAACTCCATATAATGTTACGTTCTTTGGATTATTGCCTAAGTTTACTACAAACATTTGCGGATTGTTGACTAAGGATAAGGATGAAGGTGCCGTACCCACAGTTACAAACTTTCCATTTTCTAATGCATAGAGATTAGAACCATTTATCATTGATTGAGTGAAGATGAGTGGGGCTAAACCATATACGAATGAACCAGTTTGAGAATAGATTGATGTGAAGGTTGCTATATAAGTCGTTGAGAATGACGATGAAGGAGTGATAATTGGAGTAGTGTGGAAGGTAACGTTTGACACGATGGTTTGATTTTGAGTTACTATCACTTCGGAAACTGGCTTTACTGGAACTGGTGGGAAATTATTGATTGATACATGATTGTTAGTTATTTGTAGGGTAGGATATTGTAGATAATTTAGGAAAAGGTAAGGTACGTTCAAGTATTGTGCTGAGAATGTGTATGTTGTTGATGATTGAAATAGATTAAAGAATACTGCAGCACCAGCTTGTAATGGTTGGCCAGAGTATATTAATGGGCTAACGGATAAGGTTGCTGATGGTAAAATGTTGTAAAGGAATAGGACGGATGATGGAACATAACGTACCGTAGATGGTTGGAACCAAAGGTGACTATTGTTTGCAAAGGTCGCAATTCCAGCGCTTGCTGTAACGCCACTTACATTAAAAATTGTAGTATTTATCAGATAAAATGTGAAAAGGTTCGAGTATATATTAGTTGAAACGTACTGTGGTGTTATTCCATTTCCAAACGTAACATAATACGTTGTGTTTGTAGCCTGCGCCTGATATACTGTTAATAATGGTGGGGTTGATGAGAAAAGATAAGCGTATTCATAATAGCCATAATTATTGATAACGTAAAAGTTATTATTGGTTATTATGTTATTATTAGTTTTCAATGGAATAACGAAGAACAAATTGTTTCCAGTTAGAGATGGTGGAATGTTGACTAGGACATTTATCTGTTGAATAGCTGCAGATACAATCATTGTGAACGTAAAGATTAGAAAGGCTAACATGAATAAGTATCTTATTCTGAATCTCATATGTTAATTTAATATAACAAAGGTAAAAAAGTCTCCTTAAGGAGGAGAAGATATAAAAAAATTAGTTTAGCTTTACTTTTATGCAGTAGTTTGCATAGTCAGATTTGAAGTGGGATTAGTGAAAGTAGATGGGGCTTTTGCTGCAGCACTGGCAGCAGCTCCTGTAGACATTAACTGTTGATATAACGCTTGTATTCTTTGTTGTACAGCTTGAGCAATATTTGGTGGTAATGCTGTACTGTTAGGTGGGGCATTGTCTGGTACTCTACTGAAATATACCCATGCATCTTTGAAGCCTTTTCCTCTTCTTACTGGATCTGAAGCTTCTCTAATTGTTTTTATCATTTCATGAACTATTGCTTTCGCATTTACATGCCCAGTTCTGCTAAGATTTGCTTCCTCACCAGCTAGCTTCAATGAAACTTCTGGATATCCATAGTAGTTTTCAAAATAGCCTTGTAATATCTTCCCTACTCCTCCTACGTAGTCGCCTTTGTATGGTTCGTCTCTTGCCATTTTTGCTCAATAACCTTTTTTCAAAATGAGATATAAAAAGACTCGTTAAGCCATTGTTAATATGTTTAAGGAGTCTTTTTATACTCCAATCCATATAAAAAGTAACGAGAAAAGATGGCGGGATGGCTCATAACTGCCAATAATAACGCAAGAGCAAAGGTAGCAAAGAAGCTAGGAAGGTTCTATAAATCAGCAGGTGGCGGAGACTTTAGTACAGATGTTTTCATAAATCTTGCAAAGGCTGCAGTATTTGTTATAGTTCTAATTATAGTAGCATATTTCATAGTAGGTATACTTGGAGGAACATTAATCCCATCATTACCACAAAATAATAACATAACTACGAAAGTTACAGGCGGTATTAACTACACACTTGGCTTATCATCTACAGTCTTTGAGATTGTAATGATAGTATTAATAATAGCATCAATCGGTGTAGCAATAAAGTATCTACTAGGCTACTTCAAATCATAAACAATAAAATAAGATATTTTTGATTTTTTTAAAATTCTTTTCTTCTACTTCTTCTTTTATTGGTTTACTACTAATGGTGATATTAAAACTTCAGATTCAGTATTACCAAGCACACTAGGCAGTTGCTTTATTGAACTAGATGATGTTTGAATCACTTTTGGTAAAATATTTTGTTTAATATATGGTACAGCAATAATCGCTGCAAGCACTGTAGGCGCTTCTTCAACACTCAGTTGAGTTCTTGCAATTACTGAAGGCAGTTGCTCAATTAGGTTTTGTGTTTGCTCTACTAATGCTGGCAACTGCTGTATTTGTATTTTCTCACCTTGTCCAGTAGTTATTTCTTTTTGGATAGATGAAAGAATAGCTGCTGGAGTAGTAGAGGGAACTAATTGGCTAAAAGATTGTGGTACAATTTGCTGTAGGCCGTTGTTGAGTAGAGTTGTCTTAATGTATTGTACTGTCTCAGACTGATATGTAGGCGGTAAACTATTCAATATTATTATAAAATTAGATGAGATACGTTGTAGTGGGTCTGATGGAGTTATTTCACTCATAATCTTAAGTAAACATAATGAATTAAAAAGACTAGCTTTTTCTCCAAATCTACAGAATTGTCATGATAATTCGCTAGATTTACCAAAATATGTTTTACTAGTAAGAATTTGGTAAATTTAACGAAAAAATGTTCTGTATTTTTTTCAAACTTGTGAAACCATTTGACGCCCAATTTTTAACGTTACAAGTTCGAAGTCCCAGTATATAGCAAAAGTTCGAAATTCGAAAGTAAGACTACATGAGGAAAAACCCTTCTACAAATCTGGAGAATTATGAACACTCAGACAGTTTTTGGTAAATTTGCCAAAAAGCCTTCTGAGTGACTCTTTTTAACTTTGTTTTATTATTTTTAGAGAGAGGAGAGTGAAATGTCGTCAAATTCGCAACCATGCACAAATCAAGGGTGGTTAATGGCTTACCAAAGTGTATTTTCTATTAATCCCCCTCCGCTATACAGTAATGGATATGGTCCTGCTGAATGCACACAAACAGTTCAAAATGGGCAAGTTGTTAGTGCTGGTGCTTCTCCTGCTGATGCGCAAGATATTCTAAATGGAATAATACAATATGATAAGCAAACTGGTAATCAAGGCGATGCTTATAATGCGCAGTCAGTCCTAAATGCTCTTACTGCATATAACTATAATCAATACAGAAACACAATACTTCAATTACAACAACAAAGTTCATATACACAAAACGATTTGAATACAATTAACACAATTGTAAATAATTTGGAGAATGTTGTTAATGGCTTAGACGCAGAAGCAAACAATAATAATCCATATGCTGGTCCTCTTGCAAATTATTTAAACAGTCTATATCAACAAGCACAGTCAGTTCAACAACAAATACAAAAATACCTTAATAACCAATCAAGCAGTCCTAATAGCTCACCAAACAGCTCGGGCCCTGGTTCTGGAGGCGGCGGTGGAAGTTCTAATCCAAACTCCGGCGGCGGTGGCTCTGGCGGTGGCGGGGGTAGTTCCAGTCCGCCAGGCTCTGGTGGTGGTGGCTCTGGAAGCGGTGGTGGTTCAAGCGGTGGTTCTGGTGGTTCAGGTGGTGGTGGAGGCAGTTCTGGACCAAATACACAGCAAGTACAGAACTACATTTCTCAAGCTGAAAATGATTTACAAAGCGGTAACATAAGTGGTGCTCTTTCTGCCTTACAGAGTGGTGAGCAAATTGCTAACCAAATAGGCGATAGTCAAGATGCAAACACAATCTCACAGGCAACGCAAATACTAGATAACATTCAACAACAGCTCAATAATGCTATCAGTACAATACAGCAAGAACAGAATAAGAGTAGTTATACACCTAGTGATTTGCAAGCTATTCAAAATGCCATTAGTGCACTAAACAGTATAAATAATAGTATAGGCAACAATTCTATTACCTCTTACTTATCTAGCTATATAAGCAATTTAGCGAGTACTGCGCAACAAGTACAAACTAACATACAAAACTACTTACAGCAAGAAGTACAAAACTATGTTTCTCAGGCTGAGAATAACCTACAGAGTGGTAACATAAGTAACGCTCTTTCTGCCTTGCAGAGTGGTGACCAACTCGCAAATCAAATTGGTTATACGCAGGCTGCAAACACAATCTCACAAGCAATTCAGATATTGAGCAGTATACAGCAGCAGTTCAATAATGCCGTTAGTACAATACAGCAAGAACAAAATAAAGGGCAATACACTTCATCAGATGTTAACACATTGCAACAAATCGCAAATCAATTGCAACAAATCGCAAATCAAGTGGGCAGTAATCCAATCACTTCGTATTTGGCTAATTATCTAAATAATGAGGCAAATACTGTAGCACAATTATTACAAACCGCACAACAGCAAGTAGGTACAAACGCGCAGAATCTAACTACAAATCTCCAAAACGCACTACAAAGCGGTAATCTAAATGAGGCCCTTCAGATATTGAATCAGTTAAAATCAGATACTAATAATACAGCTGAGGTCAATCAGGCAATAAATACAATTAATCAACTCCAGAATTTGTTACAAGATTTTGACACGGCATTTGCACAAGGACAAAATCCACAGTTCATTGTTAACCAACTTTCAGCCTTAGCGAATACTAATAATCCATATCTCAATGGATTGAGCACTTACATTAATAACATTGTATCCGCATTCTCACCAAGCAATTCATCACAAGCAGTACAAATAGAATATAATCAAACAGTTGCAAATTACTTACTGAATAATGATTATGCAGATGCAATAGCTGCAGCACCACAATACGCACCTTACATCATAGCTTTAGCACAAGAGCCAGGAAGCACATTTACAATGAAGATGAATGGATTACTCGCCTCTTTATATGATTATGCTGCAAAGGCATATAACGCTTTAAAAAATGGAGATACTAATTCTGCAATACAGTATAAAGAACAAGCAAAATATTATCTAAATCTCCTCAACGCGCTAAACACGATAACTGGTCAAAACTTCACGCAAGAACCAATGTATACTAATGCAGTTAATGCTTTAAACGCAGTAATAAACGTAGTAGGCGATGCGGCAGTAGCAGTAGCACCATCAGTACTTTCTTCTAGCACAACAACACAAAGAGCACAGACACAACTCTTATAAGGTGAATGAAATAGAATAATTATATACAAAAGGTGAGAGAATACGGGATTCCTAACAAATTTCTTACAAGCAACATTTAACGCAGCATTTGGAATAGTAATGGGCGCAGCAGTATTAAACATCTTGTTTGATGCAATTATGGCAGCGGCACCAAACTCCGTTTTTGGGCAAGCATCTCAGTTACTATCTTACATTTCTGGGATAAGCATTATCTCATTCCTAGCTGGATTGACAAATAATCCATTTTTTGGAGCTATAGCAAACGGTGTAGCAGCACTAGGAGCAATATCTGGAATATCAGTACTATCAAACCTTTCCTCTTCAACACAAACTTACGCGCAAACTGTGTTTATAGTAGCATATGTTACGTATATCTACACTAATGCGATTTTCTTCTTTGTCCATTGGATTCCACTAATGGTTCAAGGTTCATTAGTAGCGCCAGTTGTTCTGGTATTTGACGATGTTGTAACAAGCGCATTTTCAATATCAGAAGTTTTATACATACTGATGGCATTAGGTTATCTCCCACAAGGCGTATAAAAGATAAAAATATTTTTTACCTTTCTCTCTATATATTTTTTAGATGAGAAGTTATTCGGACTATGTTGAAAGGTTAAATGAGATTATAACAGAAGCGAAAAAGATAATCGAGTACTATAAAGGCATAAATGATCCCTGGATAATGAAAAGACTAGAAGAAGAAGAGTTTGAAAAAAGCCTAAATGTTCAAATAATGGATGAAAAAGAGTTTAGCAAGGATTTATTATACATTCCACAAGGATATAAAAGCGTAAAGGAGTACCTTGAAGCACACAAAAACGATGATCCTCATGTGGTACTTGAAGAAATAAAGAAAGCACTTGAGGGAGCGGCCAGATATTGTTTTAAACTCTGGTCATATTTTTATGAAGTTCTACCTAGAAAAATTAATCTTATAAACCTTCCTTCTCATCTGTCTATGAAGGATTTTGCCTTTTATATACATCTTGGAGCTCTTAAACAGAAAGGTGAGAAAGAAAAGGCAGAGCGTTTAGAGAAAGCAGTAGATGAAATAATGCCAGCAATTAAAAATCTTAGGGAGAAAATTAATAATTATTTAAATGAAGTTACTGAAAACGGCTTATGTGGTAACGGTGGAAGGAGTAAGCTAATTGGTGAGTTAAGCTTTCATTTTCTGAATCAGACCGAGCTTGAAGAACTCTTAGCAGGAGATTATGTGCCAATTAATGGTGATAAGATTGATGAAAAAGCATTTACAAGTGAATCTTCTCTTCGTAAGTACTATTATTATATGATGTGGATCTTTTCTGATAGGCTTGAGAAGACTATAGAAGCCTATAAGGATGAGATAGATAGACAGCCTCCTCAGATTAACATGAGGGATATTATTGCATATCTATTCGAACTACGTAATAAAGCGAGGGAAAAATGGATGATAGTATATGATTATTATGTAAAGACTGGTTTGTTGAAGAAAGTAAAAGATGAAATAAGAGCTGAGTTGGAAAGAAAAAAGAAAGTGAGAGAAGAAGTTCAAAAAGAGTTAATAAAGGAATTAGAAAAAATTTTTGTATCTTCATGAAATTGGGAAGTATAGTTCTTGTTGTTGTATTTCACCGCTGACAGATCTAGTATTTCTGCTTGGCAATGCTGGTGCATTAGGTCCCGTTGGCATTGGGTATTCTGGTTGCTCTTGTTGGTTTGGTTCATTGTTTGGTGGTGTGGGTAAAGGTTCTCCAAGTATAGGTGTTTCTGGTTCAGCTGGTGTTGATAAAACTGTTGTACTCTGTTCTTCTTGTGCTCCTTGTTGTGGAATTTCTTGGCTAACTTGTGGTGTTTGTTCTTCAGCGGCTAACTGTTCTACGTAGTCTAATAAATAATTAATGTCACTGTCGCTTGCTATTGACAAGATCACTGGTAATTCAGCAGTAGATGGAACCAATACATCATAAAGTTCAACTACTTTAGGCAATCTTTTTTGTTTTACATAATCCTCAACTTCTTGTACTTGTTCTTGCAGTCTCTCAGCATAATCACCTAACACACTTCTGTACTCTGGCAATATTTCATTTATTGTTTCTTTCAAACTTTCTATAGCGCTTTCGAAGTCTTCTTCAGTTATTTGTTTCACCTTTAGCTTCTTTATTAAATCGTCTAATAGCTCACTGATTATTGATAACTTGACTTCTGGCCTTTCTAGTTCGTCTACTGATAAGTCAAGTATTTGTGCGATCTTAGTTAAGTTATTACTCTTTAGTGCGTCAAGAATATCTAGTGCATTATCTGGTGTTATCCTATTTAAGGCATCAGCAAGTGTTGGATTTATTGACTTAAAGTACTGTCTTAACCCTATTACTGGGTCCTTCTTTAGTTCCTCTAGAACGTTTTTCAAAGCAGGGAGTGTATTTGCCAGTTCTTGTAAGTTACCACTCTTTAATGCACTTGTAAGTTGCGTTTTTAGATCAGAAGCGTCCTTTGCTATAAATTCCGCAATATCTTGTAATGTCACATTACCGCCAAAACGTTTTACAAAGTCTAATGTATCTGTCAACAGTTTGTCTCTAATCAGCTTATTCCCAATCTTTGCAGAATCTAGTATCGTTGAGAGTACCTGCTCCGGATTGGTTTTCAATAATTCTGTCAGCCTGGAATCTACAAATGCTTTAGCATCACTTAACAACTTATTTACATCAAATACACCATTCTGTATCTCGTTTTCAAGGAATGTCTTTAGCGAATCTTTCCCAATTATGTTGGTTAAATCACCAAACCCTTTACTCAATTGATCTAAAATCGTATTTGTTAATGTATCCTTAACATCATTAACAATTTTTGGTAGATCTTTCTCTGTAAATGTCAATAAATCATTAAATGTTGCTTTTGGATTGTTCTTTATAAAGTCAAGTAAATCTGTTGTGAGCTTGCTTTTTACTAAATTATTATTGATTTTCAGCATATCTTCAATAGTTGCAACTGCTTTATCTGGGGAAGTCCGTAAAACCTCATCAACTTTACTCTCTATAACATCGCCTAAGGTTCTTGCTATGGTGTCTAGATCTGGTGTTGGGGACTTATTCACAGCATCTAAAATTGCTTGGTTTATAGAATCTTGTCCAAACAACTGCGAAAATGCGTATAATTCTCTATCAAAGTCTTCTCCAAGTATTTGTCTAGCGGTATTAATAATATCAGAGAGGCTATACCTTAGCGATAAGTTTATCACATTACTTTCTGCGCCGTTTACTGCTTCTTTTGGCACTTGTACTGCAATTAAAGACTGTCCGCTACCAGTCTGACTCTCAATACCGCCAGAGGCAGTAGTACCAGGAGTTTGGCTAGTGGTACTAGAAGTATTTTGAGGGGTCTTTGGTTGACTAATGTTATTTGAACCTAACGGTTGGTTCTCCGTTTCAGCCTTCAGTTGTATTTCGTATTGTGTACCGGAACCTCCACCGAGGCGCTCATCTATTATGTTAATCATATCATTTGCATTAGATGCATTCTTTGCAAGCTCTTCAATTTCATTTAGCTGATCAACAAGCTTGCTAACATTATCAAGTATTTGTGTTATATTGGTCGATTCTGTTGGATTAATAATCTCATCAAGTTGTTTTGATGCTTCATCAATTTTACCCTTTATCTCTGCAATTTGATCTGGCGTTGCGCCCTTCTTCTGTAAATCATTTAAGATATCATTTTCTAAAGAATCGATTTGTGGTTTATAATAATCATAAAGTTTTTCATTTAATATATTTGCTAGCTCATATATATTATCTATCTTACCATCAACATAATCTTTCAATAGTGGTTCAATATCTATCTTTGCTTTCTCTGTGGCATCTTTTAATAACCCACTTATCTGTCTCAATGCACTTAATTTTTGATACAACGTCTTTAGCTGATCTTCAGTGGACTTTAATTGCTTTACTAAACCCAGCTGAGCTATTTCTTCCTCTGCTGCTTCAAAATCTGGGTTATTTTGATGTATTTCATTCATTGTTGATGTGATTTGCTCAATTTGTGATCTCAAAGCATCAAATTTTGCTTGTAAATAATTTGCGAAATCTTTACTTATAGATATTGCGGTTGTTTCCTTATTTTCAAATTGTGCCTCTAATCTACTAATCTCTTCTGGGATTTGTGAAAATTCATTAACTGCTTTTTCTGGATTAATTTCGTTTAGATCAGCTTGTTTTAGGTTTAATATGTCTGGCGAAAGCGTAGTGCCATGAAACCCCCCATTATTTATCTCAACTCTTTTAGATGTTGGTAAACCTATTTCGTTTTCAGGAGGAACTTCAAGTTTTTCGAATGTATTGTTTGGTAAATTTTCATATAAGTCTACTTTTCCTTCATTACTCATCTTAGCTATTATTGATGCAGAATTACCACCACCTTCTATTTTTACTGTTCCTTCTTTAGTTATCTTGATTGCTGGGTTTAGTTTTTCAATTGTAACATCAACAGCTTGTTGTATTTTTTCTATTTCTGCGGTTAAGCTAGCAATTTTTTCACCAAGTAATGTGATGTCTGTTGTATAAACTTCTGCACCTTTTGGTCCAACTTTTACTTCTGCATCTATTTTTACAATTCCATTCAGTCGCTCTTCTAGGTTATCAAGTTCATCTTTAATACCTTCTAATACCCCCTTTATCTTAAGTAGATTATTTAAATCTAAGTTTTTGGCAACATCTGAGACATTAATTTTGTTCTTATCGAGATTTAGTCTGTCTAATAGGTCTCCTACCTTTGCTCGTACATTATCTAAGTCAACTTTTGCCTTATCTAGGCTTTTTACTACTTCAGATACTTTTACATCATCAGTTGATTTGAATAAATCGCCTACATTATCAACAACTCGTGGCAATCCTATTGAAAAACCTACACCGGCAAACAGCGCAGCTAATCCTTCTGGTGTTATAAACGATTTTCCTATATCTGTTGCTATTGTTAGCGGATTAGAAATTCCGGATAAATAATATTGTTGTATTGCATCACCTATTGTTGCAGCCATTATAGAAGCTCCAATTGCTGTATCAACTGCTACATCAACTCCAGGTATGAATTGTACGATTGTAAATAATGCGCCTATTACAATTCCAGCGATTATTTGGCCAGCTATACCAGGAATGGCATGAGTTATGAAGTTGCTTAGATCGTTTAAACCATCGTTTATTGCTGTGCCAACAACGCTTACGAAATTGGCGCCTATATTTGCTAAACCGGATAAGACAGATTCACCAATACCAGCGAGACCACTTATAATAGCCCCACCTATGTTTCCAGTAGCAATATCGCCTGCTGATTGTGTAAATGATTGAGAAGCTTGTTGCGCAGTTAATAACTGGTATTCGCTCTGCGCATTATCATAAATCTTCTGTAGTTTCTTTTGCAATGATAAAATGCTTTGGTCTGGGCTTTGTCCATATTTTTGATATGTTGCCATTATATTATTGATTATTTGTAAACCTTGACTCGATAGATTCATTAAGTTTAATGTTAATGTTTCTGCACTTTGAGGCGTTTGCAATTGATTTTGTATTTGCTTCAATATGTTTTGTAATTGCTGAGAGGAACCTTGTATTGCTTGTATTTCATTTATGCTTTGGTTGATATTATCTATAGTCTGCTGGATTTGTGATGGATCAATATCTATTCCTAAGCTTTGTAATGTTTGAGTATCTTGTTTTGCATTTTCTAGCGCTTGTTTCGCATTTTGTAATGCTTGTATTTGTTGGTCTGCTGAAACGTTAGGTAATTGTGTTACACTTATATAAGCTCTTGCTACTAAATTATTTGCATATAAATCAACTGTAGTGTCTGCAATTGTATGCATGTTATTAACTTGTTGTTGTAGGTTTTGAGGTAAAGATGGGAAATTATCATAATAATTATCAATTTGTTGCTTTATTTGGTCTAAACCAGTTGCTTGTTCTACTGTACTTCTCATTTGTGATAAGGGCATTGTAGCGGCTGATGCAACAAGTGCTGCTGAGCCTATTTTTACAGAATTACCATTTACTTGTGGTGTTAAATTGCCTATTTCTTGTAACTGGCTTTGTATGCTTTGTAATGTGCTTTGATTATTTACTAAATATTGATAAAATGAAATTACACTCTGTAAGTTGCTTAATTTATCTTGACTAACGCCAGCTTGTGTAAAATCATTATAAGCTGTTTGATAGTACTGTAACGCAGTTTGTGGGTCGTTAGAATTCTGTGAAGCTTGTGCTAATGCATTATAAGCTTGGCTTAATAATTTCATCTGCTGTGCGGTTTGGTTTGCAGAATTGACTAGATTATTTGGTACGCGGACATTTACTGTACCTATTCCAGGTATCTGTACGCTCCCAGCAGCTTGTTGTTGTGTAACTGTCGTAATTTGTTGTGCTACTTGTGCATATGTTTGTGATAATTGTTGGTATGTTTGTGCTGATGAATTGCTAGAAGCTTCGTATGCATTACCGAATCTACCTCTGAAGAAACGATTCGCGGCTATACTGTTTTGGTTAACAGTAGTAGTCTGGTTTTGCTGGTTATTTACTTGTTGTAATGCTTTGTTTATTGAATTTGTAAATGCGATATTGTATTGTAAGTTTGCAACAGCAATAGCGAAATTAGCTATGTTTTGTTGTATGCTAGAAGTCATGCCTTGTGTTAGACTGTTGTTCATGCTTTGTAGTTGTGTTAATTCACTAAAGTTCAGTTGCATCTTCTCTATATCATCATAATTACCATTTGCTAGGTCATTTGCGATCTGTGATGCTATATCTGATGCTTTTTTCATTAACTCTGCAGCTGTAGCAAAGTAGTTTTGCGGGAAAGTTGTCTCGCCAAAATATGAAAATGCAGCGTTAGCAGCAGGGGTGATTTGTTGGAGATTGCTATACATCTCATACATTAGCTTAAAGATTTGTGCATAAGTGCTGAAAGTTTGTTCCATAGAGCTTGAGGAGCTAATGCTAGATGCGAGTGAGTTAATCTGTTGTTGGTATTGATTTGTAATACTCTGATATGTTACACCCCACTTCGATAATAAAAGTAGGTAATACACAGTTTCAGTTTCTTGATCGTTAGATGGCGGCTGATAAGACTGTTGTGTTAGATCATTAATTGAGACTGATATACCAAGCGATTTTGCTAGATTTACTGCAGCGTTATAAGCATCTTGATAATCCTGTTGATTTAAATACTGTTGAATTTGATTAACACCACTATAAAACGTATATGCGTTTACAGAAGACTTAGTAAGTTCATTGTAACCATTAACTAGGGATTGTGCGTCTGTTACTAAACTGCTAAAGGTTGAAGGTAAGGAGGAGGCAAGGGAATTTATTTCATTAACTAGGCCTTGATCGCCCATAAGTATTTGCGATGCCTGATTAGCTGGATTAGGATTCTGTGTATTACTATTATTCAATTGCTGTAACGCATTTGCCATGTCACTTGCTAGTTTTGCTAAATCAGCTGCAAGTTTTGATGCTCTATTATATCCTTCCACGTTAATCTGAATGCCTACGTTTGCTCCATATTGTGAGGCTTGTTCGAAGTATGGTTTTACTTGTGCCAATTCTTGAGGCAAAGCTGTGTAGAATTGTGAGATGGTTTGTAGAAGCTGTGGCGAAATGTTTCCTCCTTGTTGAGATGAAATTTGTTGACCTAACTGGTTTAACTGTGGCTGATATTGATTTTGTATATTTTGTGCATTTAATAATGCATTTGCTAATCCAGAAAGGTAGAATAGTGAAGCCCATTGTGAAGAAGGAGCTTTTTGTGTCGGTGATGATGGTGGACTTAAACCAACAGCTTGTAATGCTTGATTAAAATCGTTTACAGCATCTTGGTAATCACCTTGGTTAAATGCTGAAATTCCTTGAGCCCATAATGAATAAGCAGTTGCTGTATTTTGTAATTGCTGTGGATTTAGATTTGTTAAACTTTGTAATTGTGCTAAAGATTGCTGCCATTGCTGTAACTGTTGTTGCAGTTGAGAAGCATTATAACCTGGGGGTACATTGTTTAAAGCTGCTTGTAACGCTTGTATTGCCCCTTGTAAAGCGCTTATGTTTTGTTGGACAGTAGATGAGTTTTGTGTTAACCAGTTCGATAAGTTTGAGTAGTATTGAGCAGCATCAGACAATGATACGGAACCACTAGGCGCCTGTGGAAGGCTTGGTAGTTGTTGATACTGACTTATTTGATTATAGGCATTTGCTAGGTTATTGAAAAAGGCAATGTATGTCGAATAGTTTGTTTGAGTAGCATTTTGTAATTGCTGGTAATAATTTATGTTTTGGCTTATTTGGTTTGCAACTTGTTGTAAGTTAGGATCTGTCACTCCTAAAATCTTCAATAATCCTTCCATTTGGTTGACTATTTGCATTGCTTGTTGTAAGATTTGTAGATTTTGCGCTATTGTATTTCCATAATTCTGAGAATAGGATTGTAAGTTTTGATAATATTCTGCTAGGCCAGAGTAATAGTTAGCTAGTGCGTCTGGAGTATTTGTAGTTGATACCTGTGGTGGTGTTGGAGGGTTTGGAATTTGTTGAAGTTCATTTAGTAAGCTAGATAATTTTTGCTGGAGAGATGTGTATTGAGCATAAGCATATAACTGTTGTGTAGTTGGCGATGTGACACTCATTCTAAATATTATTCACAAAATATAAGTTAAAAAGATTCCATAACCTTGGTTACTGAAATATGAACAAAAGATCAGAATTCACCAAATCTACAGAATTGTCATTACAATTTGGTAAATTGGTAGAAAAACATCAACTTGAGAGCTTGGCCGGCGTCACACCCATTTGTTTCTGATATTTTCCATTATATGGCTTTTCAACTGGTGTTAGTGTTTTTGCGAAGATTAGGTGGATAAATCTCATTCCATATTTTAGTTTTATTGGGAATTCTGATCCTACTAACTCTATAGTTAATTGCCCTTCAAATCCTGCATCTACGATAGTTGGAGGAATGAAAAGACCTAACCTAGCAAATGTTGATCTAAGATTTACGAATGCCATTACATCATTAGGCAATCTTACATATTCTTCTGTAGTTAATAATGCATGCTCATGGGGATTTATTATAAACTCATTCCCCACCTCTTTCTCTATAAAATCATCTATGGAATCTTTGTCAGGATCAAAAATCCTATTTTTCTTGAATCTAGCAATCTCGTTACCAATCCTTAAATCTACCCCATTTTCCCTAATAGTGTCTTCTCTTAATGGCTCAATCTTTATCCATCCCTTTTCCAGGTAATATTTTAAATCTCTATCACTGAAAATCATTTTGGAACCCTCTCTAATGAAGAACCTTATAAAATATGTTTTCTACCATTCAAATAATCATAAGTAAAGTCAAACACCCAATGTACCAATTTCATTACTGTGTTAACGAGTGGGACCATTTCCCTTGCCCTTAAATGTGACTCTATTTCTACTAGCTTTTGCGCTGGAAAATCAAACGCGAGATCATTCGCATACACTATTTCACTGTAGTTGGCGAAAGTCAAAACACCATTTTGATCTGCTAATCTATAAAGAAGAACTGATCCTTTATCGTAATCAAATGTAACTATATTCCCTCTTCTGAGCATAAATTCCATACATACGTTGAAAAGCAATCTTAACGTGTTTATTTGCATTACTTTTAAGCTAGGTAAGAGGTTTGCCTCTTTTCCAGCTTCTCTTATATCATCTTGCATTTTCCAAAGCAATTTACGCATTCCAAACAAGAGGTCGCCATAAGTTTCGGCACGTGTGTAAAGGCTGGAAATCGTACGATTGTTCAAGTTTTTTGGTGCTGTTAGCATGTTTTGTGAAAGGGCTGTTGTTTTTTCTGTTACGAGTTTTTTCACATATTTACGTTGTGCATCCCCTATGACGATTGGATTTATTTTAGCTTCAGTTGGAATGAACTCTAGTCCAGTGTTTTGTGAAATGGCCACTGTATATGAATACTTAATCGTGCCAAGCTTTTGGGGCGTAACTTGCATTAAGAACTCTTTTGCTAATGCCAAATCCTTAAAATGACCAACTAGGAGTTTTAATTTCTCAGCCTCTTCTGCCATCTTTTAACCCCCCAGTTAATTCACTGTTGTTGTATATTGAACGTCAGCAGCTACAAGCTTTTTGAATAGTACAACTATCAAAAATGATAGTTGAGGCTCATTACCATTTTGATTGACATAGCCAGCTACAGGCTTTATGATGTAGTCTCTACTTAACTCATCGATGAAGTTTTTGAACTCAGTGAATTCTCTAAATTTTTCACGCCTTTCTAGCTTTAGCTTTGGGTCTGTCAAGTAGGCATACACGTCATTAGTCTCTTCATCGAGGTCTAGAAAGAGCATTTTGTAGTTTATTTCAAAAGGAATTGCCTTCAACATTTTTCCCACCATAAATATGATCAACATTTAAACTTATAAAACTTTCTATAATGAAGTAGAGACTGATTTACGTTCCACAAGCTTTCCAGGAACAAGTTTAATATACATTGCTTTACGTCTGACTACGAGTCTACCAATCTTGTAATTTAATACACAATCATTTATTAAGCTATCTTTGATTAAAACAGTATCTGGTAGCTTATTATATGTGATTTTTATTTCTATTTCTTGCTCATTTTTATTAACTTCTATTATCTCATAATTTCTATTAACATATTTTTTTATAGCTTCTTTTTCTTCTTTTGTTGTAACTTTACGAAAATCAATCGGTTTTAGTATAAGTTCTAATGTGTGCCCACTCATATGGTAAAATTGCAAAACGCGATTAAAAAATTATTGTGCTTAAAATATTCTAAACTAAGGGGATTTTTGCTTATTCGTTCTTTGTTATCTTTCTTCACTAAAATCGATCAAAAGATAACTTCGTAACCGGATCTTCTGTTATCTTGGGGCCGTATGATAACAAAATTTCCTTCCTTTGGGAGAAATAAACTTTAATCAAAAAATCACTTCAAAAAATCTTTTAGTAAAACTAAGTTTTTTCTCAATAAAATAGGTAATTACATCCTTCTCATGCTTATTGAAAATTTTGGTTAGCTTGAACAAGACAAACAGCACAAATAATAGCAACACGCTGAAATAAGCTTTGTCAAAAAACAACTCATAAACAAAGATGACTGGCATCATGATCATCAGCAATAACTCTTTCTTTCCAACTTTAAACACCTTTACATGCAGAGAATAGAGAAGATTCAAAACGTTATTGACCACTGCGACAATCAATTGCGAAATGGCAGCGCCTAAGATTCCTAACCTTGGAACTAATGCAATGGATGTTAATACAACTAATACAGCATCAATCAGAGAAATTAACGTAAATAGCCTAAGATCTCTCTTGTACGAAATGATGAATTGTGTGAGAACAAGAAATGGTATTGAAAAAATAAAAGAAAGCGAAAGGATGGAAAGCGCATCTAAGCTGGCCTTGTATGCAGGGAAAAATGTGGGCACTAAAAAGCGCACTAATGCTAAAAACACTATTGCGGTCACGAATGTTAGAATTGCCACTGCCTTAAACGTTAACCTACTCATTCGCAACTCATCAGCGCCTTTAGCCTTGAAATAAGAAGAAGAAACAAGAACTGAATCGTTAACAGCCCTTAAGATCATTCCCGGCACATCTGCCAATAACGCAGCGAATTGGTAAATGGCCAAAAAATAAGTACCTAGGAGTGAGACAACTATTAGCCTATCGCCTTGTGTACTGAAAAAGCTAGCAATGCTCTTTAGGTTAAGCGCATAACTCTCTTTAACTAATCTTTTGAAAAGAGTCTTGTCAAAGGCGAAAGGCAAACCGGAAATGCTCTTTATCACTACTAGAAGCGAATAAATGTCACATATTAACGCCGCGAGAGTCCAGATTGCGATGAAGAGTAAAATACTGTTAAAAATTACTGCAATTACTGATACGCCCCAGCGTATTACGAAAAATATGCTCCATGAAATCATGTTTTCAGTAAATTTATTCAAGCCTATTAGAATGGCAGTTAGATAATGATATAGCAAAAAGAGAATTAAATAAGGAATTAAAAATCTGAGATAGTTAGAAAAGGCCAATAAGGCGAGAAAGAGCGGCGAGATTAAAAATGATGTGATAATGGCAGTACTTATGAACTTCTTGTCTAGCTCGTTCTTGGCAAGTTGATATGCGATTTCTCGCGAGACAATAGAAGTATTGACTAGTTCAAGCAATGAGACCGCAGTGGAAAACAGCTGAATTATAGCTACTTGTCCAAAAAATGCCGGGGTTGAAAGCTTTGCAGCGACAACAAAGAAGATGAATGATGATATAATGGAAACAATAGGAATGTTAGCGTTCTTCAGGAAATTTAAGATTGGGTTCATCAGAATAAGCTATTATGTCAAATTATTATCCTTTTCCAATTTCTCCTTCTTTTCCTTTGCTTCATCCTTCATTTTATCAATTGTCTTTACTACATTCATAATCTCATCAGCATCGGCACCGCTTTTAATGCCTAACTTTATGACCTCTAGTTTAGTATTAACGAGACGAGCATGTGAATCATTTCCTTCTTTTTTCTCCTTTAGTTCTTTAAGCTCTTTTTGCAATTTATCAAGTGATTCAACAATCTCGTTTATCTGTTTTTCCTTTTGCGTATCTTGATTTACTTCTTCAATCTTAGTCTCATTAAGCTTTATCTTACCCTCTTCAACCTTTTTTAAGTACAGAATTATCGCAACACGAAGAGCAGTTAACAGCGAAAATCCATGCTTATGCGCATAATTATATAAACGTCTCTTAAGGCCCCGTGGTATCACTGTGTAGACAGCCGTATTACCCTTGTATATTTCATCCTTATTTTCTATCTTATCCTTAATTATCTGAGCAAGGTCACGGTCTCCGTAATTATCTAAAAACCATTTTACTATGTCTGGTATAATATCCTTAACGCCCTTAGTAGTAAATCGTACTATATCCTTAAGCTTTCTATAAAGCTCACTGTTGATGTAAAAAGAAAATTCCACCTTCTCACTTTTTCTCATGGTAAGATCATAAAGGTAATCAGTAAGCGCGGTAGAAACAACTAAATCTCTAGAGCTCACTTTATTCTGTTTCATGTACTCGTTTAGCCTCTTTACCATATCATCTGGTAATGAAACAGTAACTAGATTCTCAAGTCGCAGTGGGCCAGTAATCAGCTTTGGCTCTATTTTCTTTACTTCTCGATGCGCAATTCCGAAGCTTTCATTTTTGTACTTTTCAAAAAATCTCTCCAGGGCCCTAGTGACTATTAGGTCTTGAGTTTCTTTTCGCTCCTCTTGAAGTGTTTTCATTATCTCTATCAAACCTCGTGGGATTCTAAACGTTAAATAAGGCATGATGGGTCACCTACGTGGCGAATAGGTAATTTTCCTTTTTAGAGACAGGTGCTATAAGATGCATGGTCAATTTATCCTTATACTTTACAGCAAATATTTTAGTTTCTCCGTTTCGTATCAAGTCATGAAACATTTTATTTAACTCTTCAGCATAAGCCTTTATCACAGCCTGTATATCATCATTGTAATCAGCCAAATTAACTTTTTTCTCTGTAAGTGTCCAATTATTACTCCCTAACATACTAGCAGCATCTAAGTCTATTTTTCTATCTGCATAAAACACATCAGCCTCAATAAAGGCCTCATCGCCTATAGGTATAGTGTATCTTTTTAGCTTCTTCATTGCTATATTTATCATATTCTCCTTAACTTCTTTATTTGATTCAACATAAGCTAGAGGATCATAGGTAAAGTCAGCCCTTTCGATAAAGTCAGCGAAGTCATAAATTAGTGGAGATAAGCCTGGCATTGTTATTATCAATAATCTATCTTCAGACGCATCTGGGTCAAACAAGTACTCGCTGCTATGATCGACATTTATTTCGAAAATGAAAGTGAACATTATTTTTAGTTTTTCTTTGCTGGCAGTGTTATATAGTCTAACGCTTAAAGTTATTGCATATGTTGTTTGATAAATCTTTGTCATATCTTTCTTTATCCTATCTATTTTGTAGTTGTAAAATGCGAAAGGCAATAGGCCTTTCTTATATAACGTAACGCTGTTTCTTAACGTGTAATATACTAAGTCTTCTAAAGTCTTTTCTTTCACCTTTAAATGGAGTTGTGTTCTTTCGGATTCGGATTGGATCTCAAACATTTTACCACCAATTATTATTGTGTTCATTTAAGCTTATAAAACTTTCTATCATGAACTCAATAGTGAAAAACGTAAAATCACATGTTAATTTAACACGATACTCACAAAAACATAAGGGAAAAAAGGGACTTCACCAAAATTACCAAATTGCCATGATAATTTTGTAGATTTACCAAAAACTCACAGAAGTAAAATCTTGACATTATCATTATCGATCTCCTTTAGGTAACCGCGTTCCTTAAATATCTCAAACAACTCCTCAAACAACTCCGTTTTGTTTATGACAGATTTTAATTTTATATTCTTCATCGCATCTAGAATATCTTGCTTCTTTACTATTGTGCCTCTTTTTAGGCCAGGGTAAAAGCTCATTTTTAAATCGCCCAAAATTATTTGCCATACTACGTAAGTTTGAACGTCAGACTTTCCAGAGAATCGTCTCTTTGCCCACTGTTTCAATATTTTTGTTGCAATTTCGCTAACTTCAAACTTAATCGTAACTTCACTAATGACTTCATTAATGCTTAGTATAAAACCGCGATGATACTTAAGCATTACATACTCTTTCAGTAAGTCATAAAGTGGTTCTGGTAACAACACACTGACAAAACCTCCTGCCCATCTAGGTTTGGGTTTATAATTTTGTGGTGGCGGATCATCAGGCGGATCATTTGCTGCTTCATTTTGTGTGGCCTTCCGTTGTTTTGTGACGATTCTATTCAGTAAATTAAAATGGTTCATAATTGCGAGACGAATAATAATGCCTTTAGGAACTAGTGTCTTTCCCGAAATTTTTTCCAATTGCAGTAAAACATGTGCAGGTAACTTTACAGTGATCACTCTTTGAGGATCCTCTCCAGAAAATAAATTGCTAGCAGTCTCATGCAGCTTTCTGATTTCCTCAAAATTATTACTATATTTTTTCAAAAACTCATTAATAGTCTCTCTTATAAGCTCACTTATTGTTATGTGTTTTTTTATTGCTTCATTCTCAATGAGGTTGTGCAACTCGTTACTACACGCAAAGCTTGTCCCAACTAACGCGTTAAGATCTCCAAAAACAATAGTCTCTTGTAGTTTTGTTTTGCGTTTTCGCCCAATCCTAGTTCTAGATAATATTTCTTTTACTTTTTTTATATAAAACATTTTCTGCTCATCATCAAGAGTAAGAAAGTGATCTATCATGCTCCAAACTATTCTCCTGATCGAAAATCCTCTTGAGTTGGCATAAAGATGAATCTTCTTTATAATATCTTCGGGTAATTTTAAAGAAATTCCTTTTAACTCCTCTTTATTATAATTGGGTGGCAGTGGTTCTATAAAGTAGATAGGATTTTCGGCAAATGCAATAATAGCCGCCCTCATCAAAAGCGCACCAGATACACCAAGCCGTTCTGCCTCTTCTACTACTTTATCTAACAAGGCGTTAGGGATGATGAAGATCAGAGACTTCATTCTCATCACGCTAAACTAGCCTGAAATAGGCTGCTAATGCAGTCCGTATGAGATTGCTTCTACTAGTCCTTACTTTTCCTGCAATAGCATCTAGTTGGGCGTTGAGACTCTCAGGAAGTATTATGGAAACTATATAGCCACCTGAATAGGGAGAAGTTTTTTTACTTAACTCCCTTATTTCATCGACCCTATGCTGTAAAAGTTGTTTCACTGCCTCCCTTACAATTGTGGCTTTTGTAGTATTAGTTTTTTTAGACTCTTCCTCAGTCTTTAAAAACAGACTATCCTCACACTTAAAGCTTGTTTGTTTTAAATACTCTTTACTTGACATTTTTCCTACCGACTATTACTGTGACCATTTAAGCTTATAAAACTTTCTACCATGAGCTTCATAGTCAAATACGTAAAATTACGCAAAATCATAAACGGTAGTAAGAAAAGACACAAGGGGAAAAAGGGACTTTGGTAAATTTGCAGAACTGACATGACAAGGTTTACCGAACACGAGTTTCAACATCGCCGCTTTTGGAGAAATGCTCTTGTGACCACTGTGCCAATACTTCTGCTATAATGTTACTGACTATAGACTTAATCTCTCTTTCCTTATTAACATTATACTTAAGCATTACATATTTCTTTAGTAAATTATAAAGTGGTTCTGGTAAAGACACACTAATAAAACGACTTGCTCGTAAGAGTTCATCTTTATTATTTTGTTGTGGCGGATCATTAGGCGGATCATTTGCTGCCTCATTTTGTGTAATCTTCTGTTGTTCTGTGACACTTCCATTTAACAAATTCAAATGGTTCATAATCGCAAGGCGAATAACACCACTTTTTGTGACTGATGTTTGTCTTGCAATTTTTTCTAATTCTGATGCCATATATGCTGGCATTTTTACGATACATATTTTAGTACCAATATTACTCGTATTATTTTTAGAAAAGAAGAGATCGACCGCAAAATATAATCTAATAATTTCATCATAATTATTCCCATATTTCTGTAGAAAATCCGCAACAGCATTTCTTATGAGCTCTGCAACTGCTACGCGTCTTTTCATTGCCTCATTTTCAAGTAGTTTGTATAAGTTAGGATTGCATTTAAAGGACATTATAATAAGGCTGTTTGGCCCTATATCAGCTTGCAGCTGTGTTGAAGACTTCTTTTGCATTTCCTTTTTATTAAGTTCAGCTAATTTTTTCCTAGCTTCGGCTAACTGCCTTTTTTCTTCTTCTATATAGGGCCTTTTCTGCTCATCGCCTAGAGTAAGGAAGTTAGCTATCGCATTTTCAGCAACTTCTTTAATTGTAGCATTTTTGGACTTCGCATAAAGTATAAATTTATTGATAATGTCTTCTGAAAGCTTTATGATAACTCTTACTACCTTTCCGTTGTTATGATTACCATCTGGTAATGGTTTTATAGAATCGGTAGGATTTTCAACAAATGCAATAATAGCGGCCTTCATCAGAAGTTTGTCACTTACATTAAGCCGTTTTGCTTCTTCCTTTACTTTATTTAATAAAGAATTATGCATATAAAAGTCTAAATATGCCATCTTCATCACCAAAAGTTGGCGAAAAACTCACAGAAGTAGAATCTTAACATTATCATTATCGATCTCCTCTAGATAACCGCGTTCCTTAAAGGTTTTAAATAACCTTGTTTCATCTAATACATATTTTATATTCTTCATCGCATCTAGGATATCTTGCTTCTTTACTATTGTGCCTCTTTTTAGGCTAGGGTAAAAGCTCATTTTTAAATCGCCCAAAATTATTTGCCATACTACGTAAGTTTCAACATCGCCGCTTTCGGAAAAACGCTCTTTTGCCCACTGTGTTATTACTTCTGTCACAACATTACTGACTACAGACTTAATCTCTCTTTCCTTATTGGCTTCGTAGTTAGGCATTACATATCTCTTTAATAAATTGTAAAGTTTATTTGGCAACAGTATATTAATAAAACTATCTGTCTGTGCCTGGTTGTCTTTATTATTTTGTTGTGGTAGATCGTTTTTTATAAAAATTGGCCGTTCAAGGACGCTCTCGTTCAGTAAATTCAAATGACTCATAATCGCAAGGCGAATAATATCGTTTTTAGAAACTAGCGTCTGTCTCGAAATTTTTTCCAATTGCAGTAAGACACGTGCGGACAACTCTACATCGAGAGCCCTATCGTTAATCTTTCCATAAAAGAGGTGATTAGCAACTTTATGCATCTTTTTTATTACCTCATGATTATCACCATACTTTTGCACAAAATCATCAACAACCTGCCTTACAAGTACATTTATCATTATATGTTTTCTCAATGCCTCGTCCTTAAGCAGTACGTATAACTCTTTATTACACTTAAAGCTTACTTGAATTAGCGAATCAAGATTTCCTGAAGCTAAAGCTTCTTTCAGTTTTATTATACGCCAAGCACCAACTTTAAGGCTAGGTAGTATTGTTTTTAATTCATCTATATAGAACTTTTTCCGTTCATCATTAAGATTAAGGAAGTTATCTACCATACTACTAATGATCCTTCGAATCGGAAATCCTTTTATCTTGCTGTAAAGATGAACCTTTTGCGCAATATCTTCTGGTAAGTCTAAGCGAATAAGTTTCAACTCTTCTTCTTTTTTATTATAATTAAGTGGTAATGGTTTTATAGCATCAGTAGAATTTTCAATAAATGCAATAATAGCAGCCTTCATCAGAAGTTTGTCACTAACATAAAATCGTTTTGCCTCTTCCTTTACTTTATCTAATAATGTTTCAGGGATAATGAACTCGATAGATGCCATTTATATCACCCTTATACCAACCAGAAATAAACTGCTAATGCAGTCCTCATCAGATCGTTCTTAGTAGTCCTTACTTTTTCTGCAATAATATCTAGCTGAGTATTAAGACTCTCAGGAAGCATTACGGAAACTGTATAGTCGGCTGAACAAGCCGGATTTCTTCTACTTAACTCTCTTATCTCATCAACACTATGCTGTAAAAGCCTCGTTACTGCCTCCCTTACAATTGCAGCTTTTGCGGTGTTAGCTTTTTTAGACTCTTCTTCTAACATTGAAACAAGGCTAGCCGCACACCCGAAGCTTATGTGTTTTTGTGGCTCTGTTTGTTTTTGTGGCTTTGTGTCACTCAGGTTCAGATATTTCACGATCGCAAGGCGAATTAACGCAGACTTAGACACATTCATCTTATTAGCTATTTTTGCCAATTGTACTGCCATATACGCTGGCATTTTTAAAGTACATATTTTGTCCTCAACTTCGCTATAATACAAGTCTTTAGTAGCCTCATGCAGCTTTTTGATTTCCTCAAGGTTATCACCATGTTTTCGTAAAAATTCTTCAACAGCTCTTCTTACAAGTTCACTCGCCGTTGTTCCTCTTTCATGTGCTTCTTTTGCAAGTAGTTTACGTAAATCATCTATACATTTAAAACTTATTGGAACCAGCAGAGAAGGATCTTTTGAAGCCTCGGGCTCTAGCAATTGTAGTGTAGACTCTTTGTCTAGTTTTCCCTTTCTCTTCTCTATAAGTCTTTCCATCTCCTTATTTATATAAATTAGTTTCTGTTCATCAGACAAGTTAAGGAAATCAGCTACTGCCTTCTCCGCTACCTTTCTTATTGATAGTCCTTTTGCAGTGGCGTAAGAATAAATCTTTTCTAAAGTGTCTTCTGGCAGTGTTAAGAAAATTTGTGTTGTTTCTTTTCGTCCAAATCCGCCGATTGCATTTGGTAACGGTTGTATGGTTTCTGGAGGGTTTTCAATAAACGCCCGAATTGCAGCTTTCATTAAAAGTGTTCGTTTTACATTTAAGCGGGTAGCTTCTTCGTTTACCTTTTTAAGTAGAGAGTTGCGCATTATAAAGTGTAAATATGCCATCTTTGCCACCCTTACACTAACTTGAAATAAGCTGCCAATGCAGTCCGTATGAGATTGCTTCTACTAGTCCTTACTTTTCTTACAATAGCATCTAGTTGTACGACAAGGCTCTCAGGAAGCTTTATGAAAACTTCATAGCTGCCCGAATAGGGAGAAGTTTTTCTGCTTAACTCCCTTATCTCATCGACACTATGCTGTAAAAGTTGTTTCACTGCCTCCTTTATAATTGCGTCTTTTGCGGTGTTAGTTTTTTTAACCTCCTCCTCTATCATTAAAATAAGACTAGCCGCACATGCGAATCTGACTCGTTTTCGCGGCTGCATGTCAACCAGCTTCAAGTATCTCATTATGGCAAGACGAATAAGCATAGCCACAGACAACTTCACATTATCAGCTATTTCCATTAAATGTAATAGAATATATGTAGGTACTTTTAGGTCATATACTTTGTCCCCAGCTTTGCTATAATGCGAGTCTTTAGCAGCCTCATACAGCTTTCTTATTTTTATCTTGCCCTTATAGTAGTTTTGTAAAAATTCTTCAACAGCACCTCTTATAAGCTCACTCGCTGTTGTTCCCCTTTCACGTGCTTCGTTTTCAAGTAGTTTATGTAAGTCATCTACACATTTAAAACTTATTCGAACTGATCGAGAAGGATCTTTTGAAGCAATACTTTCCAGAAATTGAAACATACGCTCTTCGCTTAGTTTTCTCTTTCTCTTCTCTTCAAGTCTTTTTATCTCCTTATCTATATAGATCATTTTCTGTTCATCAGAAAGGCTAAGAAAAGTAGTTATCGCTATCTCCGCTACTTTTTTTACCGAAAGAGCTTTTGATATAGTGTAAGAATAAATCTTTTCTATAACATCTTTAGGCAGTTCTAAGGTAACGCCAATTGTCAGTTCAAATCCGTTATTCAAGTCTGGCGGTAGATTTATGGTTTCTGGCGGGTTTTCGACAAACGCTTGAATTGCAGCACTCATCAAAAGTTTTCGTTTTACATTTAAACGTGACGCTTCTTTCTTTACTTTCTTTAATAAAGATTTATGTAGCTGCAAGTATAAATACGCCATTTTCATCACCCTTACACTAACCTGAAGTAGGCTGCTAAAGCAGCCCTTATCAGGTCACTCTTGTTAGACCTTATTTTTTCTGCAGCAATCTCTAACTGAGTATTAAGGCTTTCGGGAAGCCTTATTGAAACTACACGCTTGCCTGAATAGGGAGGAGTTCCTCTACTTAACTCCCTTATTTCCTCAATGTCATGTTGTAAAAGCTTCGCTAATGCCTCTCTTATAATTTTAGTTTTAGCGACGTTAGCTTTTTTAGCCTCTTCCTCTAGCTTTAAAAACAGACTATCTTCACACTTAAAGGTTACAGGTTTTAGGCGCTCCACCTCTGACATTTTCCCACCGATTATCTCTGTTACACTTTAAACTTATAAAACTTTCTATAATGAGCTTCATAACCAAACACGTAAAATAACGTAACTTCATAAACGGTAGTAAGAAAAGACACAAGGGAAAAAAGGGGCTTTGGTAAAATTGGTGAATTGTCTATAGTTGTTCATATCTTCATTATAACATTTGCTATCGTTTTAAAAGCTAATTTGCCATAAGGATAAAGTTCGATTGGGATGTTTTTAGAAGCCTCATAAACTATCTTGTAATGATGTTTAGGCAAAACTGCGATTATTCTCTTATGGATATTGTGGACATGAGAGAGTGCAATGGAAAGTAGGCTGATGAACTCTTGTTTTTCTTCTTCAGTCATTAAAGAAGGAGGATAATCATAAGAATTGAAAGGGTAACAGTTCTCTAACTCTCTAGGGACTAACAACATCGGCTCGGAGACAGAGTAAACCTGAACCTTATCCTCAAGTTTATACTTTCTCAATAACGAGTATGCTAATTTATGAGTAGCTGACCTATTATAAGGCTTAACTGATGTGCAGGGCAGTAAAAGCGCTATTTCTTTTTTGGAATGCCAGTTATTGAGAAAGTACTCATGCCATTTCCTTACGACAGGGTGTTGGAATGGGTCAAAGCCGGGCTTTTTTATTATTGGTTCATTATTTGAGCCAAGATATTTCTCTAAGTGTTCACAGCTTTCTACATAACTCATTTATCTCAGCCTCTGGGTCTGTTATGTTGTGTGCATATCTGATAAGAGGATTATCTTCCTCATACTCACTGTGTAACAAAACCCATGCGTTAACAAGTGATCTATCCATCCAATTATCAAACCTAATAGGAAATGGATAGTGAGTTTTCTCTAGAAAAGCCTTTAGCGATTCAAGTTCATCTTCACTAATTCGTCTAGCCCCCCAACTTATTTTTCTCTCTCCAACATACCTTTCTCCTTTTCCAGGCAATAACACCATACCATGTATTGCCTTTACTCTATAAGTTGATGTATCAACACTATCAGCATCATAAAAAACCTTTCTCATGAAAGGAGAACCAGCACCTAAAACGTGAATTTTACCCTTCCATTCTTTCCTAACAAGGCGGTACATTGCAACTGCTAGCTTTTGGCTAGCTACCTTATTAAGAGATGGTGGAACTATCCCACCAAATGCGATATAATCCGTATATTGAGAGTAGAAATCAATAGCCTTTTTAATACTTTCAACATCATAAGCGTGAATGACTGGTATTATATTCTTATCCAGTCTCGTGTATAGGTACTCAAAATGCTTGAAATTAAGCTCTGAAGGCTTTTCGCAAGGTGTTGCAGGTATATCGAGGCTAATGTAATAGTCTGCATCAAGCCTCTTGTATTTATCCAATACGGCATCTACACTAATCTGCATTTTTTTAACCATTATTTGATAGCCACCAGAATCTACCCACGTTTCATTTTCCCATTCTACACTGTCCCACACCAACTGATTAATCATTAATGGCACACCTAACTCCCATAACTTCACTCTGTTATCAGAAAGTCCTAAAACGATCTTCATTGTGTCTGCCATCTCTTCTTACCTCTATTCATCTTTTCCCTTTTAGACTTATCTAGACTTAAAAAGGGGGAAAAGGGGGATTTGGTAAAATTGTAGAACTGGCATGACATTTCTGCAAATTTGCTACCGTCACGAATTTTTCTCGTCCTCATGAGATTTAAGAAAGGGAAAATTTTAGCAATAAAAGTTCGAAGTCCCTGTATATAGCACAAGTTCGAAATTCGTAAATATGTTTTCATCACTTCACCTCGAGTCAATAACTCCACGTGAGTTAATGATGCATTTTATAATTCCATCCCTATTAACTCCTTCAATACATCTTTGAGATATAAACTCTATATTGTGATTTTTAAGCACATCATCTAAAGTTATATACTCATTTCTTATGAAATTCTCATGTATTATGCAATTTGGCCCAGCATATCTAAATAATCTTGGGTGAACTTTCTTTACTTCCTCTAGCATTCTCCATGCAATTGCTCTAATTTCCCATTGAGCTCTTGAACAGAGCCTTAGGGAAAAGAAATTATATAATTCCCTAGCATTCATAGTTACTACGATGTTTGTATTAACAGCGTTTGGTAAAACATAACGTGCATCCTCTTCGGGTATTCCGCTCTTCAACAATTCATAATAAATTTCATAAGCATTATTGTAAGCTTTGTTAACTAGCTCATGAACATCCCTCTTTTTAATGTTAGTAGGTATTATTGGTTTATAATATTCATCTATTGGCCTAGCAAACCTATGAGACATTTGCGTATAAGAGGCTATTCTATGCCTAACAAGCTGATGAGACGCAACCCTAGAAATTCCCTCAATAGAAAAAGTATAAACTGAATGCTCTAACACAGACCAATACCCATGTAGAATTGCATCCCTAATCCATGTCTCAATCTCTTCATCAGTCATTTCTTTTTCATGATAATCCCAACCTTTCCTACTCCTACTCATTTTAGCCGCAATAGCTACTACCTTTTCACCATCAGGTGAATATGACACTAGTCTGACTATCATCACTTTTACCTCTTCAGAATGTTATGCAAAGCTCTGCGATTAAGTGTAAGGCCTCTTTAGCGTTCTTTAGGGCCTCATCAAGATGCTTTTGGAAATCATCGAGGCATAGCTCATACGTATCATTACACAGTACGTCATAAAACGCTTGTAATGCCTTAAACCCTATATATGCCTCTCTCAAGTTTTGTGTAATCACGTTAAAATCAACTTTTTCTTCACCTACCCTTTGCTCCTCTTCGTTTAAGGCTTCTTTTTCTAACATTAATCTAGCCTGATTAGCAGCTGTGATTGCTACATTATAATACTCCCACATTTCATCAATAGCTGCGCTTAGTATGCTGTAAGTTCCTCTAGCAATATCCTCATTTGCCTTAAGCATCGCGGCAATCTTATCCATGTCTCCCTCAAGATGCTCATGATAATTTTCTACCATGTCATAATACTTCGAGAGATACTTACCTAGCACTTCTACCAAGACTTGCCTTTTGTCTGTGCTAATTTTGTCATACTGTATATAGTAATTCGTAATATTATTAAGTATATAAACTGCTCTCATCATAGATCCATCTAAATTTATTTTTAGTTCATCTAGTAGATCTATATCTCTGCTGTCTTTTATAAGCCAGTATAATGCGCTCATTGCCCATAAATTTGCGTAAATTTCTAAAACATACATAAACGTATTTTTAGCATCAAACTTCTCTGTTACTATTATGCCTTTCTCCTTATCAAAAGCCTTATTAAAAATGTTACTTAGTATTACGGAATACTCTCTTATTTCATCATAGTAGACGCCTTCTAAAATGCTAAGTATCAGTTCTATTGCTCTTTGCACACTTTTCGATGTAAAACTTTTCTCCTCAATCTCTTTCTGTGCAAATTTAAGATCTACCTCTATACTGTCAATTCTGTGATATATTCCAAAAGTACCCTCAACTTGAGTTAGCTCTTCAATATCCTGTTGTATTTTCGAAATAAGTTCAGCCTTATTATTTATCTTTATTTGTGACAAATTTTAAACCACCGATTTTATACTTTGTTATTGAAGCTTATAAAACTTTCTACCATGAGCTACATAGCCAAAAACGTAAAATCGTATATAAACATAGCATTATAGTCATAAAAACCCAAGGGAAAAACGGGCTTTGGTAAAATTATAGAATTGTCATAACAATTTGGTAGATTTACAGAACGACCTAGCCTGTCAGTGGAAAATGTTGGAATCAAAGATGATATTATCTTTTCGTAACTCATCCATTGCCCTGTAAAGGTGATCTGAGGCCCTCGAAACAATCTCGTGATCAGTCTTTTTCTTAAATGGATTATACACGAATACTAATACTAGTACGTCACGTGGGGTTTTGCCAGGGTAAACGTGAACGTAAACGTCAACATCAGGCATTTCTGGCAGATCGCAGATATAAAGCGCCACGTTTTTTTGCCTGTACAAGAAGCCGTCACATTTTGACGTCTTATATTTTTTTGTATCAAAGACTTTATTTCTTGCCCAAGTAAATAATTCAATGAATTCTTTTTTTAATTGTTCCGAAATTACACTCTGCGCAGAAATTATTTATCCCCCCTTATCGTTTATCGTTTATGTTTTTAAAAGTTTCTCCATCGTCTTTCTCTTGCGCCATATTATGACCAACGAAGTATTTACTGTAATTTTGTCTTGCGCCGTAATTCGCGTTTTGGATTCTGTTACAAATAAATGCGTTTTAGTTATCTTTAAACCTGCCTTACTCCAGCCAGCTTCTAGAAATGCATTCCAGGCTTCTGGAATTGTGTGAGCGTAATACGTTACTAAAATTCCATTTTCCTTTAGTCTATCTGCAATTGTCTTAAAAGCTTCTGACAATAACCATTTTAAATGCTCAGAAGCATTACCATTTTTATAAAAGTACTTAACTCTTCCCCTATACTTGCTAATTTCTCTAATTGCAAATTTCTTCCATTGAGTTTCTATTTCATTCCCAGCATTATCAAAGAATGCCTCTGGATAAAATTTAGGAACCCTCATTAAAACCCCATTAACTTCCTTAACATCACTTAAAGCCCTTTTTAACCATACATAATATAAATCACTAAGCTCTGTATAAGCAACATCATCCCAGTATGGTGGGTCAGTAACTATTAAATCGAAGTCCTCTGTAATCTTATTTAGTTTAGTAGCGTCATCCAACAAAACCCTAACTCTGGTAGGGCTGTCCGAAATTGCGTCAACAAGGTATTGAAGGCCTCTTAATACACTGCGCAGTGATTTCACAAAAGATCCGCTCAGCTTACTGTAAGGAGTAATATCTACCCAATTCCACATCACCCTTAGTCCACGCATCGAGAAACTATCAAAACTTTTAACAGTAGTAGCGTCCCAGGCGGTCCCGATCGAACTATAATACATATATTTAACTAATAACATTGTTAAATAAGTAACTATTGCTTCAGCGTATTTCCTCGCCTTATCTTTATTCCATACTTTTAATTTCTCTTCCTCAACTCTCTTCCCAACCTCACGTAGTAATTTAACAACCTTAACAGCAGTTAAAAGCTGGCGTGGGTTAAAGAATTTGAAAAATTTATCGACACCAAAATTAGTAGGCATATGACGACTTTCATAATTCTGCGCGAGCTCCGTAGGTATATCAAGATCTCCCCATATTTGTTTAAGCATCTCTAAAGCCTTCCATAACTTCTCTTGATCTTCTACCTTCTCAAAAACTATGCCCTTTTTTATTTTGACTATTATCCTTGGCCTTGCCTTACTATTTAATAATTGCTCTTTACTTATCTCCCCTGCTAAGTATTTTTCTAAGTTTTCATTCCAATCCCTCACCGCATCCTTAACATAAAATTGTCTCCCCCCTTTTATCGTAGTATTGCATACTAAGCATTTTGCAGTATTTCTTTTTATGTCTACGTTAGCTTGCTGCACCTGATACGTTTTTTCAAGCTGAAGTATCCCGTTTACTTCTTTATAAACTTCTATAAGCCCTTGTCCAGCGTCAACTTTAGCATTTATTTTATCTCTAGATAATTCTTTATTAAGGTCAATTACATCTATATCAACCTTATTATTAACGATAATTGGAACCATCCAGGCAAGTCTTTTAAAATTGTCCTTCTCTTTCTTATTTCTTTTCCCATTTACCTTTCTCGCTAACCACCAACTCCCTACTAGCGGTGTATAATTACCACAATGTGGGCATCTTATTTCCCATGTACCAATGTAACCATCAGCATCATCATCGTACAGTTCCTGAATTTCTGGATCCTTTCTTAACTCATCTATTATCCAATTGCCCCATTTCTCAACATCTTTAATAAGTGTCTCATGAAGGTCATTATCTCTGGCCCATTTAGGTATTTCCAAAATGGCTTTAAGGAAAATGTAGGCCGTAGGCAAAAGGTCAGAGGCCACAACTTCCCCTACGCCTAGCCGTATAGCTTCTAAAGGTATTGAACCAAAGCCCGCAAAAGGGTCTAAAAGCTTAGCATTTTTAAAGTACTTCTTTAACGAGGGTATATCAGCTGGATTATATTTATGGTAAACAACCGATCCATTACTATCTAGCCTAATCAAGCGCAAAAACTTGCTTTTATCGACAGACTCTGGCAGTAGTGAGGCTGCGATAATTGCTCTAGCCCCTATTAAGGGTTTCCTAGTCCACCAAAAAACCATTTCCCATATTGGTGGCATTCCACCCCTACTTTTTTCTCTGGCTGAGGCCTCGTTAATCAGGCCAGATGGAAATTTATCCGTTTCGATCAGCCTAATATAATCTTGGCTTTCTATGCGATTGCGTCTAATGGCGTACACTGTCTTTTCACTAAAGTTATAAAACAAAAAACTTAAAAATATTTAGTCTCCTAGCGCATTCTCCTTAATCACCTCTATCGCATCTTTAACATCCTTGGTAGGGAATAGCAAGGCATAATCACACCATTTATAGCATATGTCGTATTTGTCGCTACATAAAATATCGTATAGCGCCAATGGTATAGTCATCGTGGCATACGTTTCTGTCAATTTCCAGGCTATTTTTCTCATGTTAACATTTTTGCCATCTCGCTTTATCATCGCTCTAGTTTCTTTTATGAGTCTTATTCCAGACAAGTAATAATATTTTATTAACTTTAGCGCTCTCTTTAGAACCTTGTATTCTCCTGCTGATATATCATCTTTCTCTTCAAATTCTTCTTCATATTCTTTGAAGTCACTTTCGAGTTTGTTTTGATACGAAATAGTCCAGCTTAGCTCTTCAGTTATTTTATTAATTACTGTTTTCCGATCATCTTTTTTAACGTCCTTTACGTACCTGCCTATTAATAGTATTACTGTGTCTTTGGCCTTACTAGTAAAATCTATAAATAAGGGCGTTGTGAGCGTCGGTTCGGGCTCTATCTTAAACGAGCGCATTAATCTTAATAATGCATTAGTTGCTGCTAAATCTGCATAAAGCTCTATAGCATTATCAAACATGCTTTTAATTGCATTTTTATTATACGCATCACTTAGCAACTTGCTTTTTTCCTTGGCGTCATTATAGTAGTCCGTTAAGATAACATATGTTACTTTTAGTGCCTCTTTAACGCCCTTCGTTATACTGTAACTTTCTTCTATCTCTTCTTGTATATCGTTTATATCATAACCCAGCTTCAGATCTTCTAAATCTTTTATATATTTTCCTATTTTTTCTCTTAATTTATCTGGATTTGCCCCCGCGGCTGGGGCAGGGGTTTGATTTAAGGGTTGAGACATTTTTTTCACCCTCAATATAACTATAGGTAAAAGAGGTATTTAAAGTTTTCTCTCATTTTTAACGGCAGTATCCCCGTAAAATAAGGGCGTTAAAGGCCAGAATCCCTTAGCTAAAAACCGTAAACTATCATGGCCCTAATTTAAAAATAATGATATGTTAAGTAGTAGGCCGTTATAATATTAACAATAAAAACTTTAAAAAGGGTACTAAAAAAGAAAAAACGTTTAGTTGCTATTATAGCTGCTTAAAATGATTTCTTGTGCATCTTTTGCCCTATTTATTGCTTTTTTCGTTGCATCTTCTAATTTTTCATTACTTATATACTCGCTCATTATGTTGTCGTAAAGTGCTTGTAGTGCTATAAAGTGTGCGTAAGTTTCCGCCAGGTTTAGTAATAGTGTTTCCGTGTCTATTTCGTCAGGCTTATATTCATCTTCGTCCGAATCGTATGCGTCATATACTATTTCATCCGCGCCGTTCCCATAACCTACTCCTTTATCATGGTGCTCCCGCATTGCATTCAAAACCTTCATCAAGGCCTTATACGTTCCACGCTTAAACTCTGTGTCGTTTTCTAAATCATACTCAATTTCCTCAAGAGCATCCTCAATATCAGTCCAGTTTTCTGCTAGATCGTGGTAATATATCAGGTCGTTTTCTAAATCTCTTGCATCGTCTTCGCTAAGTTTAACATGTTGCGCTATGTGATTTGCTAGTATAGCTATAATGCTTCCAGCCTCTTGTGTAAACCTTTCTAAATTTGCCTCCGTAATGCCTAATACCTTAACATATTGCTTTAGATATTCTACTATTGTATTTATTGTTTTTAAGTTTGCGTAAATTTTTACTGCGCTCTTAAACATATCGCTAATTTTGTTATTATCATAAGAGTTCCGTAATGCCTTGCCATTCTCTAGCGCTTTCTCTACTTGCTCATCTAGCGCATTTGCCATTAATTCTACTACTTCTTTAACGCTTTTTGCCAGATCTGCGTTATTTGCTTCTTTACTTATGTATTCTAGCTCTGCGCGCAAGTCATCAGCAGCGAAATCGGGTAGGTCGTACTCATGTGATAGATCTTCCAAATCTTCTATATATTCTTTTATTTTTTCTTTTAATTCATCCAATTTATCCCCCGCATCTTGTGGAGCGGGGGTTTGGTTTAGGGGTTGTGACATTTTTACCCACAATTAAATATTAGTAAAAGATGTATTTAAAGTTTTCTGTCCTTTTTCACGGTAGTATCCCCGTAAAATAAGGTCATAAAAAGACAAACCATTTCCTAAAAATCGTCAGATATTATGGAAATAAGTTAAGAATAATTACATAACCATAATATAGAAACCGAACCAAAAAAGCATAAAGTAAGGGGCCGAGTCCACAATTAATGCCTCATAAGCAGGTGTTAACATATTTGTGACTGAAACCCCCTTCCATTCTCTCACCTCCTTACCTTTCGATTAGTAACTCTAGCAAGAACTTTAAACTACTATTTAGTGTGATATGTAACAACGTCCTCAGGCTTTTATCTCCCGTATCATTATAAACCTCACTTTTGCGTATTTTGCTAAAACGGTCCAGGGAATCATATAATGCCCTTATTATGCCATACTGCTTAAACAAGTTAATAGTTAGTACTAATAGTTTATTTTTGCTATTCTTCTTTTTACCATTCGCAATATCATACATTTCCTTTAGCGTTTTTTGCATATTCTCTCGCGCAGTTTCCATCGCCGCTATCAGATTCATAAACGCTTTACTTGCCGTCTCACTATCAATCTCTTTAGCGTAGTCTTCAACTACATTATACAGCTTATTTAAATTGACTCCTAGTAAATCTTCTTTTACAATTATATTATACAATTTCGTTATTTTTTCTTTAATTTCTTCCTGCCTCTCTTGCCTTATTCTTTTACGTTCTTCTTTCTCTTCTTGTTTTCGCCTCTCTTGCATTCCTCTTATTTCCTGCTCAAGATATTCAATCATTTGATTTATGGGATCAGACATTTTGACCCACCTAATTAAATTTAACTTTTGTGCAGCAATAAATCTAGCAAATACTGTATATTATCCTTTAGCTTATTATTACTCTCCGCGTTAATTCTGCAGGCTTCACTCTCGCGTAAGTCTTTAATGTCGCATAAAATTAACGTTAGCGATTTCATCGCCGCATAATGTTTAAACAAGTTAATAGTCAACATTAATAACTCGTTTTTGCTATCCTTCTTTTTCGTTTTGCCATTAACGACATTATACATTTCCTTTAGCGTTTCTTGTATATCTGCTTTCGTAATGTAAATTTTATTGTGAAACGCGTTAAGTATAAATGACGCCTTTTTATCGTCAAGTTGCCTCGCATAATCAATTATTGTATCATACAGCTTAGTTAAGCCAGGCTGTAATGCGTCCTGCGTAACAATTGTATTGTATAATTCTGTTATTTTTTCTTTAATTTTTTCATCATCAGTTTTCATCAGTACGTTAACTTCTTCGCTCTCCCTTGCCAACTCTTCCCTTATTTTTTCACTTTCTTCCTTAAAATGTTTAAATAATTCACGTAAAGGTTCGATCATTTTTGATTTTCACCCCCTAATTATATATTAGTAAAAGAGATATTTAAAGCTTTCTCTCGATTTTTACGGTAATATAGCCGTAAAATAAGGGCGTTAAGGGCAGAAATCCCCTGTCTAAATTAAGGTCAGTATTATATTAATAGATTATAAATAATTTCGTATCAAAAAGCATAAGAATGTAAAAAATAAGCATGTAAAAATCTGCTACTAAAGTAACGCGTTATTCCGCGATAATCTCTAGTTTTATTGTTTGTATTTTTTGTAAAATGTCTAACATTTCCTTTAGAATTTTTGCTAATATCTCCGCATGATAATTTTGTATATCGTTAGCATAGTATAGTGCCCCTTCTAACGCTTTTATAACGTTCCCCAGAACGCTGTAAATAAATAAGTTATCGTATATTTTTTTACAAATAAGCTCGTCACTATGCATTACAGCTAAATGCGCGTTATAATAGTGCGACAATAGTTCACGCCGCTTTTGATTACCAGGCTCTGCTTTATATAATAATAGTACTATCTTAAATGCTTGTTTATCTAATTTTTTAAGTAGTTTTACTTCTTTTTTCATTTCTTTCATCATTCATCACTGCATACTGTTGTGTAATATTCTGCGTATGTTTTATCTGCGCAAGCTTGCTTTATATGTTCATATCCTTCAATATAACTGCTACTAATATCTTTTAAAACTTTAAATAAAGAGTGATAAGCATTGTCCGCCGAATTCAGTAAACTTCGCTGCCCAAATAACTGCTCATATACCTGTTTATCTTTTACGTAAATCAAATTAGCTAGAGTAGAAATTAATGCGCTTTGTGCTAATAATTCGTTAAGCTTCTTTATAAATAGTACTATTTCGTTAATACTTGCTATTTTTACTCCTTCACTTCTTAACTTTACTACTTCTTCTTTAAGTTGCTTAGCTGTGCTAATTATATTATTAATAAGCATTTTTGTAGCTTCATCACTTATATTTACATTTTCTAGCTTGGTTAATAACGCGTCAATATCGCTAATAACGTTGTTAAAACGTGTCTCTACGTTATTATTAATTATCTCCTGTATTATATTTAATCTGCCGCTTTTCTCACTACAAATTACGGCATATATTAAGCCTATAGTTTTATATATCTTTTCTTCTAATTTAGCTAATTTCTGCCTTACCTTTCTCGTTTCATTTTTGCTTAATATAGTATTTACTTCAAGTTTTGCCTTCATTTGAGATAAATATAATAGGTGATCCACTGGCTCAACCCATCTCCAGGTCTCGTAATCCTCCACGTGATCTTGTAATAGTACTATGTACTTAGTTATAGTGTCCGTTAGTTCTTCAGTATTAATATCTATTAATTCATTAATTTCTTCTGTATTATCATTAATAATAACTCCTAGCTTTGACTTTACTCTTTCAATTACTAGCCCTTTCAATTGTTTTGTAAACTCGTATATTTTTATGTGTTGTTTTTTAATTTCCCCCTCCATTTGGGCAGGGGTTTGGTTTAGGGGTTGTGACATTTTTACCCACAAATATACTTTTGTTAAAAGAAGTATTTAAAGCTTTCTGTCCTTTTTTACGGCATTATCCCCGTGAAATTTACGTGATTATCAATATACTAATTGAAATAGTTAAGGGCGATTTGGCCAATAGTAGTTTTGAGTTTTTATTAATCATTATAAAATAAATGTAGTTATAAAGTGATTATATCAGTATAACGTTATACTTAAATTTAAATACAAAAGTATAAGTAAAACGGGGGATTAAGCGCATTATTCATTATATTATACAATGTAAAGGGCGGCCTGCGGCATATTCATAATTAAAGTATATAAAAAATGGGGGATAAAAGCGCATTAAAAAATGGGATAATAATATTATATAACTAATAAATAAAAGAATAAGCCGGCGGGCGGTATTTGTTTATCAATTATTTGTTTTTGTTAACCCGCCCGCCGCCGGGCCGCAAGCGGCGGTATTTTTATAACTATTTGTTTGTTTATGCCGCGGCCTGCGGCATATATTAAATAAAAAAATGTTATATCTTATAAGATTTGTTGCGCTTTTGTATATCTTTTTAGCGCATCCTCTAGTGCCTTTTTAGCCCTTTTCAATATTTTCAATACGGGCGCTTTAAATACTAAAACGTATATCGTATTTGCGTCAGGGTAAACTACTACTTCCGTTTGCGCTCCGCGCCCTTTAGCTAACGTTATATACAATGCATAGCCCGTTTTTTTATCGTAAAACTTTAACTCATCACTTGCGCTTATTTCGACCTTATTTACATTCTTTAATGCCCATTCCAATAAGTTTATAATTTTTGGTAAATATTGTAACTCTCTTTCTAAATCTTCTGCATCCGTTTCGCTAAATTCATTATCGCTAGTATATATATATGGATATATTATTTTTGCGATTTGTTTTATTTTTTCAATTTTATCCCCCGCATTTGCCGCGGGGGTTGGGTTAAGGGGTGCGGCCATTTCTTAACCCTCAAGTATAATTTTAGTAAAAAGAGGTATTTAAATCTTTTGTTTAACTTTTACGGCATTATTACCGTAAAATTTACGTAGTTAAGGAAATGAATCAATAGAGTGAATTGAAATAGTTAAGGGAATTCAAATCAATACTAGATTTGAGTTTTTATTTATCATTATAGAATAAATGTAGTTATAAACTATTTATATCATGATAATGATATGCATAAAGTAATTTACAAAAGTATAAGTATTAGGGGGTAAAACGCGTATTTATCATATTTATAAAATATAATATATAATGTATATTAATTATTAATTATTATATTCATTATAATAATGTTAAGTGCGGCGATGGCGGCATAGGCGCGGCATATATTATAATAATTAAATGCCGGCCTGCGGCATATATTATTATAATAATGTAATTAGGGCGGCGGCGGGCCTGCGGCATATTATAATAATGATGAATATTAGTTATACATTATATATAATAAATAATAATGATAAAGGCCGGCGGCATATTATATATAATGTAAAGTGCGGCGGCAGGCCGGCGGCGGGGGCGCGGCCATTATCATTATATTATAATATAATAATGATAAAGGCGGCCGGCGGCATAAGTATAATAACAAAATAAAAAGTTTAGAAAAAGTATAAAACAAAAATAAAATTAAAAAAAAAACTTTATTCGTTTTGAGAAATTATTTCTACTATTTTATATCCTTTTGGTGTTAAATATACAAATTTTTTATTATATTTAGGGTGGTTAGGGCATTTTTCAATCGTTATTGTCACTAGCCCCTTCCTCTCCAGCGCTTCGCATAGTTTTCTCGTGTTTAAGGCGCGGTATTCCGCATTTACGCCGCCCACGATGCCTGCTATAGTTTTTTGCCCCCAGGTCCTAAAGTCATGTTGCATCATCATTTTCCCGCCGCTCTGCGCTAGTGCTTTTAGTACTTTTTTCTGTACAGGCCCTAATCTGCTCGCGATTTTAATTAATTCTTTTTCATCAAAAAATTCATCAACTTTTACCCCCGCATTTGACGCGGGGATTTGAGTTAAGGGTTGTGCGGCCATTTTTTACCCCTAAATACCTATTTATGAAAAGGGGTATTTAAAGCTTTTGTTAATGATTAACGGTATTATCACCGTAAAGTTTACGTGATTATCAATAGCGTAAATTAAAAGAATTAAGGGAATTCAAATCAATACTAGATTTGAGTTTTTATTTATCATTATAGAATAAGTGATATTATAAACTATTTATATCATGATAATATTATACAAAAAGTATAAGTAAAAGAATTAAGTGTATATATGTAATTTTATAATTGATATAATGAATATTGTAGATTAGTTATTCATTATATTATAATAATGTAATTAGGGCGGCGGCGGGCCTGCGGCATAGGCGCGGCGGCATATTCAATATATAATATATAATAATGAATATTAGTTATACATTTTATTATTATAATATAATGATTAATGCGGCGGCAGGCCGGCGGCGGCATTATTATAATAATGATAAAGGCCTGCGGCAATTATAATATAATAATGAATAATGGGCCGGCCTGCGGCATATTCATTATTATATTATAATATATGTTAAATGCGGCGGGCCAGCATTACATTATAATAATGATTAGGCGGCGGCATATTCATTATTATATATTATTATAATGAATTATAGGCGGCGGGGGCGGCAATTATAATATTATATAATGAATAATGGCGGGGCGGCGGGCCCGTATAATATAATAATAATGTAAAATGCGGCGATGGGCCTGCGGCAAAATTACAATATATAATAATGATATAATGGCCGGGCGGCATTACATTATAATAACATAATAAAATTAAAATAACATAATAAAAAGTTTAGAAAAAGTATAAAACAAAAATAAAAAAAAAGTTTAATTATTTAAATAAGAATATAAGAAATATATAAAATCATCCACGTCGTATGCTATATCTCTTGCTAGTTTGTATATCTCTTCCGCGCTCATATCGATATTGTATTTAATTTCTAGTTTAGTTTTTATTTCAGTTACTAATTTTACTAAATCTGTAATTAATAAAAATAAAGTTTCTATTTTAATTTCTTGATTAACAATTTTATTAACTAAAGTTTGCGTTAAATTAGCTAAACTGCTAATATCCATTTTCATGACTGGTAAATCATCACGCTCATCAATTAATTGTTTTAATTTTTTTACTTGATTATCAATTTTTACAATTAGTTTTTTAACGCTATTAAGATCTTCTTGCTTTAATTGTTCTAGCGTCTCCCTGATTTTACGCATTTCGTATATTATTTTTATTATTTCTTCAAGATTTACTTCATTCGAATTTTCCCCCGCATTATTCTGGGCGGGGTTTTCTAATTCGGGTGCGGCCATATTTTACTCCTAATATATCTTTTATGAAAAGGGATATTTAAATCTTTTTCTAATCATTTACGGTATTATCATCGTGAAATTTACGTGATTAAGTCAATAGATCATTAGATTAACTTGAAAGTAAATAAGGGATAGGAATTTCGAGTTTTTATTTATCATTATAAAATAAGTGATATTATAAACTATTTATATCATGATAATGATATGATTAAACATAAATACAAAAGTATAAACTTATCTGATAACATTTATACCTTTGAATTTATTTAATATATGTGAAATTGAAACTATATTGATAATCTGAAATATGAAAATTGAATTTTCATATTTAAGTTGATATAAACTTTTTCATATAAGTTAAGATAAAAAATTTAATATCGATATTATAAAAATTCAATTTTATCATTTATACATATTTTAATTTCAATTTCACTCAAATTATATAATTTGAATTTTTTATTATAAATGAGATATATTTTCAAATCAGTTAATTTCATGATTATCATATTTACAATAAAAAATAATTATTATAAAAATTATAATATCATAATTATATATATTTATAATAAAAACTAGATATAATAATTACTATAAAAACAAAATGTAAAAATTTTTGAAAACAATTTTATAACTTATTCACTTAAAAAATTAAATATAAAAATTATTATATCAACTATTTTTAGAAATAATGATATCATCATTAATTACAAAATCAAATAGATATAATAATTATCATGAAAACTTTTTATAATTGATATTCTTATTTTCAATAATAACTATATATCATTATTTATGAAAATAACTATATGTCACAAAAATTTTATTATTTGAATTCAAAAAACTATAGGTATTGATAAAAAAATAGGAAAAGCGTATTGATAATATATAAATTCAAAATGAATATATAAAGTTGATATCATAAAAACTTTTATTAGGAATAGAAATAATATCGTATATTAGATACTTTATGAAATCACTCATGAAATCGAGAATTAAATTCAGTGAAATATTAATAATACAATTTCTCTAAATTTACCTAAATTAACGTTAGGTTTTTCCTTTTAATCCAAATTTTAAAAGAAGAAGTATAAAAAAATGAAAATGTCGGCACGTCAATTCGAATTTTGATCAAAATTGAAATAAAATTTGTCTTTGAAATATTTTTCCAAAAACTTTATTAATACAAAATAAGGGGAAAACGTAAAATTTACGTAAAAAGGGGTGGTATAACGTAAGAGGATAGCAGGACTAAGAAAAAGGTAG